GGTGCTCCCCCCCCCCCTCCGTTGGGTGGGGGGGGGGGGGGGGGGCCCTTCCTGTCTTTTTATCTCTTTTTACTTTTTATAAGATATTCATAATATACACATCCACCTAAAACCAATGCTACAAGATGCATAATTCTATTAGGGGATTTAAAGTCTTTAGTAAATTCATCATTTAAAAATACACCTAATTTAGGCTCTAACGCATTATTTAATATTTTTCTTATATCTTTAAAATTCTTATCCTTAACTTCTAATAATTCATCACTATATCCTTTAGACTTATCATCTAAATCAAATATATTTAAGAATTCTTTTACAGACATATTAAATCCTGCTGCTCCAGCATGACCTCCCCCATTGAAATACTTATTGGTGATATAAGACATAGGAACATTCGCCTTTAAATATTCATCATCAGTATAAATACTAGCTATTAAAATCCCATCAAGATTATTAAGATTTACCTTATCCTTATTGATATGGATAATCATATTTACTACATTCTTTTCTTCTCCCTTTTGGATATCAAATCTTGTTGAATTTCCTCTTCCATAGATTACTTTAAATTTTAGATCTAAGATGCTAAACTCTTCAGTATAATCTACAGTATTAAGCACATTCAACTTCTCCATATAAATTGTATATAATCTTTTACCATATTCCAAATACTTATCAAGTACTTTTTCTTTATCGTCAGCTGTAAGTAATTCAGTAAAAATATCAGATGTATCCTGCATCATTCCAGAATCTGAATAGAGTTGTTGGAGATATAATGAATTAGCATACTCTTCGGGATACTTTTTATCTTTCTTAGTGTCATAAATACTAATCAACCCAGATACTTGAGAAGAGTCTTTAAGGTTATCTCTAGAGATAGCTATTCTTACATCATTTTCAAACTCTTCAGCTAATTTTATAAATGAAGAATAAAGCAAAGCATGTGTATACCAACATGCAGAATTTTCTGAATAAATAAAATAAGTGAACTTTCCTTTGTATTTAGCTGCTAAAGAAATAGATCTTTGATAAAGCGATGTTTCATGATGATCTATCCAAATTACCTTATCATAAGCATTAAGCAACTTTTCAAAATCTTCATTTTTTAAAGTTATATCTAATACGAATACTATTCTTCTTCCATTAAAATTTTTATCTCTTTTAGATATAAAATTGTCTATTATTGAAGCTCCTACATAGTTTATAGCTACTGATCTTGATACTGCATTTCTATGGAGTCTAAAAGAATTTAATATCAAAGCTGCAGAAGCGTCTCCATCTAAATCACTATGATGGAGTATATCAATATTTAATGTATCCCCACTTAGATCTTCTTTAGTTAATATTTCAAGATCCTCTTTATCGGCATAATGAATTATTGCTTTTGATCCTTTGTTGTCGCTATTTCTTATCTTTAATTCCTTTTCCCCTTCAATAGTAAACATTCTTTCATCAGTATTATACTGATTTTGAATATCTCGAACCATTTTCAACATACAATCAGAATTACCAATTCCTTTTCCAAATTTACTGCTTGTCTTTTCCATTGTTTTAATCTCCTTTTGAAATAAAAATAAGATACCCAGTAGGATATATTCCTACTGGGTAATTAAGCATTAGTTAGAATTCATATTGTGAAATATCGACATTTTCAATCAATTTAAACTTATCATCATTTACTCTTCGAATCTCTTCAATTTCATTACTAATATCCTGAGTTGTGTATCTAAGAAGCTTTCTATTTTCAGGACTTAATGTGGATTCCCCAATTTCAAGATCATTAAGAGAACCTAACCCTTTTGCACGTTCAATATTCTTAGGTTCAGAATTTCTAAAAGTACTAATGATTTGATACAATCCAATCTTCTTACCATTTAACAAATATCTCTTTTCAGATTTATCTAAGTAAGGAAGTAAAGGAGTACAAGCATTCAATAACTGATCATTGAATATAATAGTGTGTTCTCTATCTCCATGGATACCATTTACCAACCCATTGATAAGAATAGAGTTATTTTTCTTTTCACACTTAAGATACTTATACTTTTTAGAGATTGTCTCTTTGAATTTATTAAAGTTTTTGTATGCTTCATTTCTAAGTAGAAGCAGATCTTCTAATAAGATAGGATCAATCATATAATTGCTAGAGATTCTATCCATATAGAAATCATAATTGTTATTGTTGATAATCAAAGAAGAGATCTCATGTTTTGTAAACTCTTTCTTTGAAGGAAGATGAGCAATCTTATTTTCTTTACAAAACTCATCTCTTACATATCTAGTGAAATCATCCTTATCAATAAAGTATCTCCATTTTTTAGTTCCTTTATTTACATGATACAACGGAGATAATACTGCATACACTCTTCCTTCCTCGATGAGGGGTCTGCAATATACTAATAAGAATTTAAGTACTAAAGATCTGATATGGAATCCATCATAGTCAGCATCTGATAGGATAATAATCTTATCATACTTACATTTAGAAATATCAAAGTTTTTACCATATCCACAATTAAGGATAGATAATATAGCTTGGACTTCTTCATTCTTTAAGAATGCTTCTCTTGATTTAGAGAATGCATTAGACATCTTACCTCTAATAGGGAAGATAGCTTGATATTTAGTATCTCTTGAAGTTTGACAAGGAGAAGCAGCTGATAACCCTTCCACTATAAACAATTCAAGATGATCTCTATTTTCTGCTTTAGCTTTAGATCTAGCCGTTGCTACATCCTTAAAGAAGTTACAAATCTTTTGAAGATCTTCAGGATTCTTTTTAGACCAATCTTGTAATGCTTTAAGAGTTATATCTTTTACAAAAGGTTCAAGATCTCCATTTTTACATACGTTCTTAGCTTGCCCATCAAACATTACATTCATATGTGCAGAGGCTACAGCTCCAACCAATCCGGTAAGAATATCAGAGTTTGTAGCTTCTATCTTTCTTTTGCTATTCGCTAAGAAGATCTTATTCATATAGGTCTTGAAGAAATCTGTTACCCCTCTAAAGAACCCTTTTGAAGGAGTAGATAACTGAGTATTTACAGGAGACATATTTGCATATGTGGTTACATCTGCTCCTGCATTTATATTTGCTACATAAGTAAGAGCTGCATCTACTTTCATCTTACCATTATCAAAACCAAATATAATAGGTTTGATCAACGGTTTGTCTGTCTTTCTAATAAGATAAGTAAGAACTCCATCTTCATTGATAAGAGTATCTTTAAACTCAGTTCCATCTAATTTATGGCAAAGATAGTTTATCTTAGCACCAGGTTTAAACAAAGGTACTAAATTAGATACTAATCTATACACATCTTCATTTGTGATTGTAATTTCTTTTAAGATATCAAAATCAGGTTCAAAATCAACCACAGTTCCTTGAGCCCCAGCTCTATCAGGCAACCTCTCGGGAACATAGACAATATCCCCAGTTTTCTTATCTTTAACACCATATTTTGCTAAAGGTTTACCTTCAGAAAATTCTATTTTATACCCTACTCCAAGACGATATGCAGTAACTGTAAATCTAGATGATACAGCATTAACACATTTAGAGCCAACACCATGAAGACCAGAAGGATATTCTCCTTCTTTCTTATCAAAGTTTGTTGATGTATGTTCTCTTGTAAATACACGAACCATATCCCCAGGATCAATTCCTCGACCATTATCCATTACAATGGTCCTAAAACTTCCTTCAAAAAATTCAATCCATACTTCATCACAAGGAGATACTTTTCTATTTAATTCATCTGTTGCATTCTGAAAAATTTCTCGAATGCAATTTATCATACCTTCATTTCCAATAGATGATAAATATTGACCAGGATTTTTTCGTACCGAATCGACGAATAATTTAATGGTCTTTATATTATCCCCACCATAGTTCCTAATTTGCTTTTCTTGCTCTTTAGTTAGTGCGTGATTTAACTTAGGAGGCTTCATTTAAAAACATATCCCCTTTCAAAAATTATACTAATACATAGTTATTTTTATTGTAGTTTCATATTTATAATATATAAACTCAAAGGGATTTAAAAAAAATAATAGAGAAGGGAATTAACCCTTCTCTATTATCTTATTACATTATTTCATTGCATCAAGATCGACACCAAGTTTTTCTTTGATAACTGCTTTAAGTTTTGCATTTTCTTCTTGCAATACTTTGATTTGATCTTTAGCTTCTTTAAGATCTACTACCAAAGAAGCTTTGTTTTGTTTGTTAAATATTTCTCCCTTGGAACCAATCTTATAGCTTGCACCAATATTATAAGCATTGTTTCCATTACCAAATCCTACACCAAAGGATACCATTACATCTTCATTAGGACGATAGAATCCTCCAATAGCTACAGCATTTGCATTCTGATAATGGCCATAGCTTGCTGCAATATCAAACTTGTGTTCAGGATTGTAATCAAGAGGATGCAAACCAGCAATAGCAATTGCACTAGCAATACCACGATTTGTATCTTTGGAAAGCTTTGTGATTCTTCCATCAAAACCATTGTTGATGTTTGTGATATTTTCATTTACTGCTTTAAGCTGTGCAACGTTTACTGCATCTGTATCTTTTGTGCCAGCTGCCAATCCAGTAATCTGACGAGTATGACCATCTGTACCAATAGATACATTACCATGAACTGCATTCCAAGTGGAATCATTTGCACTATGATTAGCACCACTCAAATCCAATCCAGTATAAGTTCCATTTTCAGAACCATTTCTGGATGCATCAGAGTAAGATCCAATAGCTACACCATCTACATTTGTGACAGCATGGCTACCAATAGCAATACCTTCATCACCATTAGCTACAGATCCACTACCAATAGCAATGCTATCTTTCTTATAAGCTACCCCACCATTTACTGCAAATGAATTTTCTCCCATTGCACTAGACGATGTACCAACCGCAACAGCATTATCTGCAGTTGCTTTAGAAGTTGTACCGAGTACAATACCGTTAGAACCAGTAATAGAACTGCCATAACCAAAGATAATATTATTCTTTGTATTAAATTGTGTAGCATTGTTGTCACCCATCATGATACTATTATCACTAAACTGATTGTTGCTAGAACCCCAAGCAAAGGAATCAGTACCATTGTTTAATGTTTGGAAACCACCAGCAACAGAATTCTTACCAGTTACTGTATTGGTATTACCAAATGCAAAGGAATATCTACCAGATGCTAAGTTTCTAGCACCCATAGCAATAGCAGATTTGGCATCAGCAGTATTATTAGTACCCATCGTTACAGAGTTTTCACCATTCGAAAGATTCTGTTCACCACCGATTGCTAAAGAATTATCGCCATATGCTTTACTTGTACTACCAAAAGCAACCGAATTAGTTCCCTTAGCATAGTTATCAATACCACCAGCAATGGAGTTCTTACCTTCCGCTATAGATTGATAACCAAAAGCTACAGAAGAAGACCCACTAGCTGTTGTAGATCTACCAGTTGCAATAGAATAATCTCCAGATGCTTTATTGTTCATACCAAGAGCACTTGCTGCATATCCTGTAGTTGTATTACCAACACCTACTACAAGATTACTTTCTCCACTGGTTCTATTGTACAAACCAGCAACAAGGGAGTTATTAGAATCTTGATCAACAGTATTTTGAGCACCAGCCACAAGTGCAGATTTACCATGGCTTACGTTGGTATCACCGAATACAGCACCATTCATAGCATCTACTGTATTATTATGACCACCAACTACTGTTCTAAGACCAGCATTATTATTTCCTTCACCAGAAGTAATAGAGTTATCAGAGGTTGCAGTGTTTCCAATACCATTCATAATAACGTTCTTACCGTCTACAGTTTGGTTATCGCCAACTAATAAAACAGATTGGGTGTTAGGACGAATAGTATTATTATATGCTTCTCCAATAAAAACACCAAGATGATTAGTTACAACAGAAGGAGCTGCAGATGCTACTGCTGTTGTTGTGGATAATAAAATTGCTGCTACTAATGCTTTCTTTTTCATTTAAAATCATCTCCTATATATTCTGTGTTACTCTTAATTTTCCTTTTACTTCTTAAAACTAAAGTCTACCAATCCTTATACTAAAGAATTGGTAGACTTAACAATCTTATTTACTTCATTTTCTGCGAAATTAGCAATATCTTGAATTCGAGAATCGAATTCTTCTTTACTCATCCCAAATTTTGCCATATCAGACAAAATAGAATTATACTTGCATTTCAGATAAATAGCATGAGAGACTACACCGCTCTCAAATTCCCAATCAATAGATTTGGAAACTACGTTCAATGCATTCAAGACATATGTATCTTCAAAAGATAAGATAACAACGTCTTTATTGCTGACTGTTTCTTCTTTCTTTGCTTCTTCATTCTTATTAACTACTTCTTTCACATATGCTTCAACAGCAGATTGCTGCTTTTCTTGATTTTCTTTCTTAATTTCATTGAAATTACGTTTATCCTGTTGTGCCATTTAGTACAGCTCCAATCTTTTTATTATTTTACTGCTACTGCATGTTTTCTAAAGATAGGACCAATAACTCCATCTCTAGAAATAATCTTATTCTCAATAAGTTCTTCTACAAAATATGCAATCTTTGCATAAGGAAGAATAATCGAAACCAACTCAAATTCAATATTTTTACTATACTTATTATGATCTAAACCTACAAAATCATAAACAAACTCATCAATTACATTTCTTTCAATCTTAATCTTCTCTTGTTCTTCTACTCTATTTTCCTTATAGGAAATATACATAATCTTATCATCATATACTCTAATATATGAGACTACATTCTTAGAAAATCCACTATCATTATTAATCGGGAACTCAATAAAATTTCCATACTTCTTAATCAAGAAGCAGGGAATATCAAAAATATTCTTTACTACTTCTCTAAACTTATCATTTTTGATTAATAAGTTTGTGTCTACTGCAATCTTTCCATTGCTGGTAAACCCAATGTTTACCTTCTCTACTACTTCTTTCTGCGTTGTTTTCTTGTTTCCAAACATAATCTTTTCTCCTCCAATTCTAAAAATAAAGTGTATTAGATAGAATATACTATCATATCTATTGTATATAATTATATCACTTTTTTTGAGGAGAAGAAAAAAAATAATAGTAGTGGAAAAGACCACTACTATTATTAGGCAGAGTTTACTAAAATTAAAATAGTGAAATAAGGTATTCTAATATATAAACAATGATAGCAACCCTAAGTGCATTAGCTGCAAGATAGTTTTATTTAAGAATAGAAAAGTTTTGTTAATAACGAAATCAAAATTTTTTAATCTTATGCACAAAGGATTACTACCATTATCTATTATGAATCAAATTAATCTAACTTATTTTTCTTCTGTTTCAGGAACAGCGATGTTAGGGTTGATGCTATAAGTAGATTCTGCAGGCTGCTGCATTGCATCTACATTAGGATTGGGAACCTGAGGTTGTTCTACAGTCCCAATCGGATTTGCTGCAGGGTTCGGAACCTGCTGAGTCGTGGGAGCACCATTGAACGGAGCTTGAGCACCGTTGGGCACACCCATTCCGTAACCATATCCATAACCATATGCAGGCTGCTGCGGCTGCTGGGGAGCTTGCACACCAAATGCAGGATTACCAGTAGCTTGATTGAAATAACCACCAAACATACCAGGAGTGGATAAGATGTTATTAAGCATGCTAAATGCATTTGTATTAGCATCATTACGGATAATATTGTTATCTGTAATCTTGTTAAATGCACCTCTAGCAATATCCCATAACATACCAACTTTGTGGAAATATGCAATCATCATATAGATATTACGCATATCTTTTGTCGGATTAGGAAGATATGTTTTAATAGATTGGAACAAGTCTTCCATATTCAATGCAATATTATCGATCGTTTCTTTATTGGTATTGAGATCGATAAGATTGAACGTTGCATTACAAATCGGACAATGGAAACGACCATCACCTAATTTTTCAACGCAGATGTTACCTTTTTCATCTTTGTGAGTGCACAAAGAACGAAGATATTCATCTTCTGTCAGTTTGACATTAAAAGCCTGAGGGCTTTTACGAATCTTTCCGATTTCTTCCGGAGTCAATAACTGAGTCATTGTCGGTTGAGTCGGAGCTGTGTTTCCATATGTTGTACCATTAAAGGTTCCACCATACGGAGTTCCAAAATTGTTGTTCATTGTGTTTCCTCCTTTTAGGCCTAAAAGAAATGTTTGATACTAAAATAGATATACCCCTTTCGAGGTATATCTATATGCATCATTATTATAGTTTATAATCGTAAAAATGTTTAAACACATTACGATGGCAACTAAATATGATTATAAATTAGTTCATATAATAATATTTTATTAATATGAAACCGGATGAACTGTTTTATTATATTCTTCTTCTTCTGTAAAGTTACGCTTACCATCAGCACTATTCTTATGAGCTTGATTAGAGTAAGCATACATTCTCTTACGTTGAATAGAAGTATTCATATTAGCTCTATCAAAGATCTGAGCAAAATTATAATCAATCTGATCTTGAGTCATATTAAGAGCTTGAGCTACTTCCATAAATGCTTCCTTACTAATTTCACAACGGATATTCTGGATTTCTCCATAATCTACACAAATCATAACCCCAGGAACCATTACTTCAGCTCCAAAAGACATACCTGAGCTAGGAGAGTTAATAATAGAACTAGCAGAAATATTTGTAAAATATACAAAATATCCATCTGCATCATTCCAAATTACATTTCCTTTATGATAATCAAGTACATTCAAACTATTATCGCAAACTACATGAGTAGGAAATGTGATCTGATCAATACTTCCATCTGCATGGCGAACAGTTTGTTTTGCCTTTTCACACAGAGTTCTAAGTTTTACAACATCAGCTGTTTCCATTTATATACCTCACTTTTTATAAAAAAGATTTAAGTTCTAAATTACTCAAATGTAATCTAGATGATATCTTATAGTGAGGATTTTTCTTTTTTAATAAATTCTACTATATCAAAAAAAATATCTTTAAAACGTTCATGTACATTTATACATGTTATTACAGTACCATCCATAGCAACGATTATAAAAGCATTCTTATATAGATATACTGAATTAAATTGGCACTTATTCTTAGTATTTTTAACGATACTATACATATACGATGAAAATTGTTTATACCTTGGTATTCTAGGAATATCTGCAAGGAGAATACCTTTCTTAGTAGCAGAATTGATAAACTCCTTGCATTTGTATTTATTTTTTATTCCTAGACGTTTCTTAATTCTATTAATAGAATGAATAGAAAGTTTTGCTTTTACTTTATGGGCCTTTCCAAAACCATATTTAACATATCTCATTAATTAAATACAGCTCTGTACTTTCTATAAGAATTATTACCAAAGGTAATACCTACTCCTCGTATATGGTTAAAATCTCCTGTACTCATAAAATTAATGATACTATTGTACATAATGGAGTACATATTAAACTTCACATTCGTATCATTGAATGTTTCTATAACTAAACTATTATTCATAACTTCAGTATATAGTTTAGTATCTGCTATTTTAATAGCAGTAAGAATTACATTTAGCTTACCTAATTCAAATCCTAAGTTATCTATAGCCAATTCGAGGATCTTTTTATCTCCTCTAAGAGCTTCTTCAAACTTAGGATCTGATACATTACCTCTAGCTATATCTCTATATAAGAATTTGAGATTTCTATTGATAATATCAGGAGTTATTATTTCATTTCTAGAATTATACATCTTTTCCAGAAAGAAACTTTTATCTGAACGTTTATTTCCTTTAAAGCTTTTTATTTCTCTCATTATATCACCGCCTTTCATAATATTATATAGTAGAATTTTTACGTATACTATTTAGTCGGGGAGTTTATTTCTTTAAAGTAAATAAGATCAAGATCTTTTTCTTCAAAGAACTTATTTTCATCGTCTGCAGCATTGTTTAATGTATCTAATACGTGCTCAGTAATGGTGTCTAAGATATCTTGTTCATCTTGATAATATCTTTCTACCATAACTCTCATGAAAGAATATAAGGAAACTTCTTTACCAAGAGTGATACCACCAGTAAGAACATAGCTATTTAAGCAATCATAGCTTAAGCAAGCACTCTTAAGATATTCGAATGTCGATTTTCTTCCTCTAAGTGCTAACCATTCCCCTTCCATGGTTCCTTCCCCAATAAGAGCAAACAATAACAGATACGGTTTATTATCAATTTCAACCGCTTCTTTTGTTGCAGGATCAAACAAATCAACTACATTTTTTACTTCCTTAAAAATTGCCATTTTCTAATTCCTCCCTATATGGTTAAATTAAAATACTTTCATAGTAATAGTATATATTTAAATGACAGATTTACCATCTATAGAGACAACGGATTTTAGTATAGGTATATATAGTTTTTGAACTGGTAAAACATAGATACAAGAATTTCTAAATCTAGTAATCCCTGTATAATTTAAATTCCTTTGAATGTCTTTGTGTAAATGCTCTTCCACATAGATTCCAGTAAAGTACTGTGATCCTTGGGAAATATGTGTAGTTATAGCATATCCAAATTCAAATTTCTGTAATCTACTAAAGTTACCAAGCATAGATTTCATTCTTTTTCTAGTTTGATAATCTGAAATAAAGTATCTAAAATCACAATTTAGTTTTTCAAACATAATGTTTGGAAACAGATCAGGAACAAAATCCATCTTAAAACTCTTTTGAGTATATCCAGTAATGGAAGGATAATTCATAACAGTACCAGCTAATCCATTAGCTAAGTTTATCCCATCTACATCTATATTCCAATCATTTTGTCTACAAATTACTTTCTCTCCTACCACAGGGAGAGGACTATCCACTCCTATTATATTCTCTCTAATATAATTATTAAATCTATCCCTACTCTTATTAGTTCCACAAATGATATTCTTATAAGACTTTATCATTTCATCATTTAATGTACTCTTATCTATTACCGTTACATCTCCATAATTTCCAACTTGAGGACGGATACCTTTTATCAGCATATTAGATATTTCTACAATAGCTGAGTATTTGGCTTGTCTCATAATTTTTGTAAGACGAAATACTTTTCCGGAATATAAGAAACCAGGTTTATCAACGACAGGAGGAAGCTGATTTAAATCTCCACATGCTAATATTTTGATTCCATTGGTTTCCATTTCTTTTCTCATACTAAGAGGAACAGTAGATGCTTCATCTATGCAGATAAGTTTAAACTGCTTTGTATCTAAAGGAGAGAATACAAACTTCTTTTCTATTATTTCCTTATCTAATACACTATTTTTAGTTTTCTTAATCTCTAATTTATATAACCAAGAATGGATAGTTGATGCATTGTAAAATCCATTTAATCTCATTACTATAGCAGCAGATCCAACATAAGCCATAGGAGCTACTTGATCTGCTCTTAATCCGAGTTTATCAATAATACAATGCATTATGGTAGATTTACCAGCACCAGCAGGAGCACTATATTGGAATATTAATTCAGACTCATGTTTGTACCAATGAACAGCAGACTTGATTAATTCTTGCTGTTCATCAGTGAGTTCTATATTTGTATTCATATTTATTCCTCTAAATTGGTAAAATATTCTTTTTCATATTCATCATAAGGAGCTAATATCTCTCTTACAGAATTATTCATCATAGATTCTAATCTCATAAAAGCATCTAAGTACTTAGTAGAATCTTTATAGTGCATATCTGTCTTTATCTTAGCTCCATTACTATACAAGAGAGTCATATATCCATAGGTATTTAATTTAACAGCTGTATTTTCTTTAGCTGCCAAGATCTGAGCCGATACAACTTCAGGATGGAAATTCTCCATATATTGTTTTAAAAGTTCTTCCATTATAATAGGATTATTATAAGGATCAAAAATCATATCTTTCTTATGCAGTATACCTCTATTGGTATGACGTAAGTATTTATTTCTAACCACGATATATTCAGGGTTAAAAGGATCATCTTCTGCATCTACAATATAACCTTCATCATCTTCTTCCAATCCTGTAATTTTTAATACATCATTTATAAATCTTTCTGATAGTTCGGGATTCGTACAAGTAACTGCCTTAAAATCTGTTAAAGATGTAATATCTCCTAATGTTTTGGGTTTTCTTTTTGCCATGATAAAATCTCTCCTTCTTGGACAATTTATTAATAATTATATTCAAAGGTGGATATTATGAGTACACATAATGTGAATTCAAATACAGAAATTGCTATACTTATGGATGATTATGTAAATAAATTTCATCCTGGAGAACAATTATTCAAATTACAATTAACAGGTGCTATGCAAGCAAATAATAGAGCAGTGTATAGAAATACACCTTCTATACCTAATCTTATGAATAAAGAAACAGAAAATATTCAATTTGGTGAAGTTCAAAGAACGGCTGTAGTAAAATTAGCACTTCCTAGGGAAGTAACTAGAGATTATCCCAAAAAATATATACCAGTGGGAACTAGATTTATTGTAACTTTTATTAGTGGGGATATAACAAAACCACAAATAGTTGGTATTGAATTATAGGAGGTGAAACTTCTTGGCTATTTATTATAATAATGCAGCAATGACTACTACAGAGTCTCATACTATACAAGAATTTATTAATATCGGAAATTCTATAAGTGATAATGCTAGTTATCCATCTATCTCTTATATAGAAACAAGAGATGGATATGAAATGATAATTAAAAATATATTAGATGATTATATGGAAGAGATAATGGAAGAAGCATTAGAAATTGAATTCTCTCCTAAAGATATAGAAACGTATAAATTCAATCCTAAGATGCTTTCTTATAAAATATATGGTACTACCAAATTATATTACGTTATTCTTAAAATGAATAACCTTTGCAATGTTCATGAATTTACTATTAGCAAAGGGAAGTTATTATTACTTCCTAAAAAGGCATTATCTCATATCTTATCTATTATTTATAGCAGGGAATCAGTAGCTATAAGTACTTATAATAATAATCACTCGAGAGATAAAATTATTAAACCTATTGAAAAGTTTATTACTAAATCATATACTCCTAGATCTATCATAGACTCTACAAATTAAATTAGAATTCGTAGTATGGGATTTCTCCCATACTACATTTTATTCTTTTGTTATAGGAGTTATAAAAATTACTTCTTTAACTTTCTTCTTATTAAAGAATGAATCACCATCATCAAAATCAATCATGGGTTTCATTTCTATTTCTTTAGTATCCTCCATTTTTGTTTTCTCTATTCTATTTTCTATAGGAGGAGTTATATAATTTTTAGTTATATCTTTCTTTATAGAAACCTTATTAGGAACATTATTATCCACAGCTCCTACAGGTACAGCATAATTTAATGCTTCTAATCTTTTTGCAGGATTGTTCATAGATATATGCTCTGTGGTTCCAAATTTAGATGTAACCTCTTCTATATCTGTACAGATTAAAGATTCCTTATAAGCAGGTTTTATTTCATAAATATCTTCAACTAATGCTACAGATTTTGGATAGAAAGGTTGGAACAATGAATCTAATTTAAAATTAGAAGGAAGTTTGTATCTATGTTTTGTCATCTTAATACCAAGATATTTATTTCCTTCTCTATCGAATTCAGGGACAATAATAAAAGTAGCATCCAGGTTTGTATCTATTCTAATAGATTCCCCTATATTAGATCTACCAAGCTTCTTAATAGAATCTAATTTATTTGCATTTCTTCCTTCATCGATAATCTTCATAGCTTCTCTATTTAACTGAGAAGCTGTTATTACAGGGATCTTTTTAGTCATTGCAAATGTTTTAAAATCATTTACAACAGTACCCAAATCCTGATATACATCTTTCGTTACTATACTAGGTTTAATACGCATCATATAATCTTGTAAGAATGCTATGGTTTCAAATCCCTCATCTTCAAGATCTTCTACAATCTTATACATATACCCAGTATCTACAGAATTTACAGGTTTATATTTTATAAACAATTCTATAGAATTCTTATTATCAGGATCAAATTCAAAACAATGTTCTTTGAATTGTTGGATTGCATCTTCAGGGGTTGCACAAGAATCTAAAGATTTTCCTTTAGTCATAATATGGAAAAGAGATGATACTGTTTCTACAACAAGATTTTCCATAGTTAATAACACAATACAAGGTTTCTTAGACTTATCTTGTACCATAAAATCTTTATTATATTTCCATAACTGATACATTATATTTTCCAGAGTTGTTGTTTTACCAGACCCAGATGCACCAAAGAATGAATAGACTCTTTCTTTTTGAAATCCTCCACCAAGCATAGAGTTTAATCCCTGCATTCCAGTAACAAGTTTATATGAAGGACTTGTTACATATTTATGAATATCAGGAATCGTTTGTTCCATCTCTGATAATCTAAACAATGTATCTGCTGAATCTTTGTTTATCTCATTTCTTCTTATTTCAGCTTGTAAGTTATTTAAACTTTCTTTAAGATAACCGAAAGTTGTATTCTTCCCTCTAAAATCAGCTGCTAAATAATCTTGTAACACATCATCTAATTCTTTGGCTTTTACTTCCATAAGAATATTATTTAGCATCATAGAAACTGTCTGTTCTATATTATATACTTCATCATTAGACATTTCCGTTGTAATGGAATCATCATTTTTCAAAGTTGATATATCCATTACCATATCTATATTTGCAAGAATCATATCTCTATTTCTCAATCCCTGCATTCTATTTTTTAAGATTTCTTTTAAAAAGTTAAACTTTATGATCATATTTTGATTATTATCAAAATCATCATTTGTAAAAGAAGACATTAGTCTATTTAAAGACGTTATAGCATGTGTATGAATATGATCATTTGTAGATAATGCATATCTACAAAACATATTAAGCATGGGCTCCTGTAAACCCACGGAATTTATCTTAGTTTGTCTTCTATTAGATTTGTAAGATACTCTCCTATTAGAATAATCAGACATTGTAGGCTCCCCATATATAATATTGTATTTATATGTTTCTGTCCTAGAGATTTTCAATATAAGACATGAAATTTATAAACTTATCTACAGTCCAGAAATCATTTCCTTCTTCTTGATTTATATACTGAATTAATTTCTGTTCAGGAGAAAGATTTTTATCAAAAAGATAATTGTACTTCATATAATCTTTATTGATAGTATTTAATTCTTGTTTGATGCGTTGTTGTTCAAAGTCTGTTTCTATCTTTACATTATTTTTATTTCGATAGAAATTCTTGAGAAGTTCTACTGTTCTAGGATTGTTTTTAGTAATTATAATTCTAAGATAATCAATCCCCTCACTAGATAACTTTCTCAAATAATCGATAATAGTTTTAGGATCTTGATCTATCATATAATCAAGATTAATTGTATCATATCTAAATGAAGTTATTGGTTCGAAGTGTAACAAATATTTTCTTTCTTTTATATTATGAATAAGAATAAAAAAACCTTTTTCTTCCTCTTCACCAAATTTATATCTAAGAGGAGATCCACTATAATGGAAATCCTCTTTAAATGTACCTCTTATATGGACATGACCAGATATAATAGGACCTTTACAATTACCAAAGTCTTCTATATCAAATACAGGTTCTCTATTTGAATTAAGATCCCTTTTATCTTTCCCATAGATAGAACCTTTAAAAGTTCCATGCATATAGCATGCATCGTATAATCCAGAATGAACCAAAAAAGTATTATAGTATGCTTCTCCCATATTATACATTTCTGGAATACATAATATCTTTTTCCCTTTTATAAATAAGAATTGGACTTGGTTTACTATTCTAAGATCACACCCTTGATTTATAAAAGGAACAAATATTTTTAATTGATCTGCATCATGAGAAGCAGTACCACTTATAAGAATTAAAGTAGCATCTTTAGCCTTACAAATATTTATAAGACGTTGTACAAAAGATATTGCATATATTACAGCATCTGAATTTGCCATAAATTTATGATCAAAGATATCACCATTAATAGAGACGATATCCAGCACATTCATTTTTTCAAGATAATTTAAGAATTGTTCATTTAATATTTTATATTCAGTTGCAGGTTCTATAGTACCAAAATGAAGATCTGCTATATGAGCCTCAACAAATGTTTCTTTTAAATTAGTAAATTCGATTACTTGTTTCATTTTTTCACCTCTCATTTTTATAGTATACTACTATAAAAATAGTTAGAGTTAGATAGTATGGCATTTACACCATACTATCATCATCTATTATAATATTACTACCAATACAAATATTATATAGAGATATAAAGATCTCTATTATATTCATAGCTATTTCTGTAAAACTTTTATATTCATTTTGTGCCAATTCTTTACTGTACTGATAATTTGGATTTATAATAAATCCCTTATTATCTATTTTAAGATGGGTAAAAGAATCTACAGGAGCTGTAGAAGTATATAAAGCATCATAACATTTATATTTTATTTCTTCTATATAAGAATCTCTTCCACCTGTATCTAAATGAACTTTTATCTTTGTATACCGTTCATCATCTAAATTAAAGAATCTACAGTTATTACTAAGAATGATTATATCTGTAATTTTATCAGAATTTCCTTTTATACCATATCTAAAATCTATATTGACTTTGTCTCCAAATATATTATGAATAACTTCATCTTTTTGAACTTCGAATAGTTCACAAAACCATAAAAACCATACGCAGTATTGAGTTATATAATACATAAGATTTGTAGGGTTCTTGGAGATAGTATTATATATCTTATTATTTCTTCTGGTTATTTTTAGAAATAGCAGACTTAACTTAAACTTTCCATAGTACCAATTATAGAATTTTCTTTTTAGAAAATTAGAAGATTCAGATTCTTGAATTTTCTTATGAGAGTTTATAACCTTGACAAAATTATTTATTAAAGAATATAACTCTTCTTTTTTATAGCTATTTATTAGACTTGATTTTTTCATCGAGAACACCAAAGTTTTCCTCCAAATAAGAGATATGATAGTAGCTGTACAACAAACTTAAGAAAGTTCTTTCACATAAATCAAAATATGATTTATGCTCAGGTATATTAAAGTCTAACACGTATTCTCTATATTTTAGTTTATATTTATCTATTTGGAGTATGATTACTCCATCTATATTTATATTCTTCTCTTCTCTTAGAACTTTTGAATAAGCAGCTAGTTGAAGATAATATTTATAGGTTACATGATTGGAAGTTTTAAAATCTACAAGGAAAATACGTCCATTTATATCTAATAAACAGTCATATGTTCCTCCATACCATTCACAGGTTAGTTTTTGTTCTTGTCCTAAAATGGTTATGATATTTCCATTGTTTATAGATTTCCACCATTCTTTAAAAGAATTCATAGGAGTTTTAGGAGTATCTAAAGGAAGTTTTTCTCCTTTTAAATAATATTCTATACCACTATGAACTCTAGTACCAAAATTAGCTGCCTCTTCTAAAGCATCTCTATATCTTTTCTTTTTAAAACCAAGACAGTTAGCCCAGTTGATTATCTTTTCTTCATTAATCATTTTAGAGATAACTTCCGTTACTCTAGGTACATTTTTACCATTATATGTATATCTATCATTAGAGGTTATCTCTAAATGAAGATCTAATATATCTTGTAAGTCCATTTATCTCTCTCCCCTTATATATGCTTAATAAATTGTTTAAACCATCATATAATTCTAAAGGGGACATTAAAATAACTACTTAGATTATTTAATAGGAGGATTTATTTAACATGGATAACAAGGACTTAAAGTCTTATTCCGACTCGTATTTTTACAAACAATATCCTAAATATCAGAAGATATTATTGGATGCTCTCATGAATGATCCTATTATAGATAAAAATACAGATGAATTTAATACAAACGTAATTGGAACTTTAAAACATCAACGAATTGAAGAACCTTTGATTCGTATTCTTAAATCTACAAACACTGTTCTTTTAGATTGTGATGCACCGCTTCCTAGATCTTTCAAAGTATTTTGTGCTAAAGAAATGAAAGGTAAAGATAAAGGAAAAGTAAAGGCATTTATTGATACCTCTACATGTATCGTAAAATTATCTAACGGTATTGATTATGATGTAAATAGTTTAGCTCTTACTTCTTATCTTATCAATGCTGGTGTTTCTATGATCTATCATAAGAAGTTTGATATTTTCTTGAGAAGAACAAATTTGCTTCTTCTTTTGACTACTTGTTTTGCTAAAACATTTACTCATATTATTGATTACCTTGTTAAGATTTCTATTCAAGAATCTAATAAAAATAAGTTAATGTATCTTGCAGCAATGTACTTCTTAAAAGGCATTGTTCAATATGATGACGATAAACGTTGCCGTGACTATGCAATTAAAATTGGAAACGTATCTCCTAATGAAGCTAATATTCTTGATATTTTAATCGAAAAATCTGCTAAGGGAAGAAAACACTCTGCTAAAGATTTTATTGACCCGTATGATAATATCAAAGTATTTGTAAATTCGATGAGAGATACTCTTCATTTGAATGATAAAACAGTAACTCTTGATTTGGTAGTAGAAAAATGGATGATGCAATATGGTCCTGGAACTGTATTTGGTATGGAATATTTCCCTGCTTTTTCTGCTATGATTACTGATGCATACGTTGGTGGATATTTGAATAATCAGAAAACTATTGAAAAGATTTGTGGGAAAGATATGGTAGAATATACAAAAGACGTTATTTCTACCTTAGGAACAATAGCATAAAATATAGAGGGGATGTATTATGTCAAAATATTTATTGAACCTCCATTTCGATAAAACTGGTTGCAATAATACTGATATAATAAATATGGGTGGAGTATCTTTTGAAGATACTTCATCCATTATCCACGGATCTACTTGTGCTTATTTTAAAGGATATGATAGATCTGCTGGATTAATATTAAAAGATACCAGTAAGATTAAATCACATATTAATGGAAACAATGATTTTACCTTATACTGTAAATATAAAATAGATAAGAAAAATCTAAACAAAGACACTAAAATACCATTATTCTCTTTCAAGAATAATGATAAGTTTGAAAGTTATGTATATATAGAAAATGCAGAATATTTTGTAGTAAGATTATCCGAAACAGAAAAATTCTATTCTTCTGTGTGTGATTTTACTTTCAATAATAAATGGCATTATTTTACAATTACTAAAGATGAAAATATCTTTAGAATATTTGTAGATGGTTGTAATGTAACTTCTAATAATATAACCAAAGATATCAAATTTGGGGATGAATTGTATATTGGATATGGTGAAGATAATCTTGGTAATGTTTCAACGTTTAATGGAGGTTCATTAGATGACATTACAATTATTGACAGTTGTTTATATAGGGATTCTTTTGTTCCTCCTACTCTGTATATAGGAACAGAAGATACTATAGAAAATTATTACAGATTAGATGAATCTAATATAGTAAACAATAATCAATTAGAAGAAGAAACTCAAGATCTAATTGATCATAAAATGGAATCAACCGCCTATCTTTTAAATGAAGCTCAACGAGGATATCTACCCCAGAGAGTAAGAATTACTTGGTTTGAAGATAGGGAGTATTTTATAAATAGAGATATAGAACGGGTTTCTAAATATAGAAATTATACAGTAATCAAAATAAACAATATTCATGAAAATGATTTGGGATTTAAAAATTCTGAATTTAATGAAGGGTTGGCTTATCATCTTTTATTAGATAAGAAGATAGATGGATTTATGATATTTATAAACGGAGAATTTATCCCCTTATCAAAAATCCAAATTATCAAATCCGATGAATATTATACTTTGATTATAAAAAATAGAGATCCTAATATTAAAGGAAAAGTTACTAAAGTAGAATTTGTACGATTACCTTTCCCTATCATATATGAAGAACTAATAGGAGAAAGACCTGATAATGTTCCTATCTACAAATTCAATATTAATGGAAAGTTTGATTCTGGTCAAAATGCTATCTATTTCTATTATATAGATAAAGAATCTCCTTTAAACTGTAATCTAATGACCAATGGTATATATGAACAAAATCTACCATTGAACTTTAAAGAAAGTACCTTATCTGATTCTAATGTATTAAAACATAGCTGGAGATATGGTCAATTTGAAGAAAAAAGAATTGTAGATGATACCACAGTTCAAATGTATTTCCGCTCGTGGGATCACAGTTATCTTTCTCCTGATGATACAATAATTTTATATAATAATGGAGTACCAGTAGATCCTGATTCATACAAGATTATAGGTGATGATCTTATAGAATTTTTAGATTATAATACCATAGATGGAATATATGATAATCTATTTTCTATGGATATCTTAACCTTTGATGTAAATCAAGCTGATGATGAATTTATATCTACTACCTTATTTAAATTTGTATCAAAACAAGATGGAACAATATCTATTCCTATATCTAAGAATATAGATATATCTGATAATTATCAAATTATTGCTTCTTTCTTTATAGGAGATAAGTTTATACCCCATGATCATTATTATATAGATACAAAATCAAACTCTGTTATATTAGTAAATCCTAAAGATGTAGTAAATGCTGGAGAGATTGCTCTTATCTATTTTGTAAAAGTTCTTAAATCTTCTCAATATGGTAAAATTCATATCAAACCTATCCAAAATAAGATAACTATAGAAGAAGATACTCCTTCTATTACTCTTCCTAATGATATGAATTATGATCTTACTAATTTCACAGTTTATGTGGATCAAAAGCAATTACTTCCTAGAGATTATATTATAGAAAGTAATAAGCTTATATTGTTTGATAAAAATGCAACTTTTAAAAAAGATCAAACAATCACAATCATGATCTATAAATTTGTAGATGAGTATGAGGATCCTAGAACTACAAGATACGAAGTTATCAAGAATCAATTATCTACAGGAAGAAGATTTATTCTTTATGATCTGAATATAGATAAAAGATATAAGATAACTCTTGATAATATTGTTGCATTTGATCAAAACGGTACTTATACTCCAGATTTGTTCGGTCAAATATATAATAGAAATATTATAAAATCTATCTACACTGGAGATCCATTAGAAAGATTCCCTTCATATATCTCTTGTATTTGGTTAAAAGATTCTTTATCAAATGAAGCCAATACTATCCACCCAACTAGTAAATGGTTTATAAATGGATATATAGGGTTGTATGAAGAATTCTATGAAATGGATGAAAAGTTCCAGGAATTTATGGATGATTTTAATGTAAGATATTATAAGGATAAGCATTATGGGGAAAACTTAGCAAAAGCTTTAGATTATATGGCTTGCTATCAGCAAATGAAGTTTGATCCTATCTATGAAAAAAGAGCTACTGCTTATCGTGAATCTTATAATGTTTTAAAATTAAATAAAGCCGTTCATTTAAACGATTCAGGAAGATATCAGTATGATATGGAAAGAGATGATTTCCATGATAGATATTATAGAACCTATCCTATCTATTTCTTAAATGGATCTCTTCCTGAATGGTATGAAGATATTATTTATGATGGAAATAAAGTAAGTCTACAATTAGAATATCCTTTTAAAGGTGGAGATATAGATTCTACCTTTACTAATACTAAAACGATTGAAGTTCCTATTCCATTTAACTTCTCTGATGCAACAGGAATAGATGGGGAAGAAAATATCTATATTAAAGAAGTAGGTAAACAAACTCAGTTTAATACTAATTACTCTGGATCTTGTTTGGTCGATATCTCTGATTGCTATACTCCTTCTTCTAAAGAAACTTTAGGAAGAACTACCATTGATTTTAGTTATGATTGTAGAATAAATCCATCCTCTGATATTAAATATATAAACCTGATAACAGTATATACTAATCTTGGAGAACCCCTTTGTAATGTATATACTGGAGATGAGGCCGAATATAAGAAAGATCTTTCTACCATAACCAAGACTAATAATTATCCTATGATTAGTTTTAGTCTTAACAGCATTGCTGAAAAAGATAATTTCCGATTGGCTATCAGCTATTCTAATGATACTTATAATATAAGCTTATTTAGAAATGGTAGAAGAATAAAAACTGATATTTCTGCTATGCCATATTATAATATAATAGCTTATAGTCATGGTACTAATTTTAATACAACTAATGCTAACACAGATGATATTATATTTAAATATAGCAAACTATTAAACGATATTAATATAGATAAAACTATAGCTAATGGATATTATTTCCATATCAAATCAAGATCTTCATTTATGTATGGTAGCTATATTAAGTCTAGTATTACAGATAGATTAGAAGCTATAAAATGTAAGAATATTGTCAATTTCTTACAACCTTTAAATTCTAAGATTCTATATATAAACAGGGTAACTAGAGAATTTATATTTAACCTAACAGTTGGTACTAAAGAAGATAATTCCTTTACTTCTACACTTACAGTTCCTACTAAGACTAGAGAATATAATATCAAGTCTTCTATTACAGTAATTAGTAGACTTATAGTTTATAAGAATGCTTATGAAATCACATTCCCTGCAGAAATAACAGTGTCTGTTCCTTGGAAACCTACAGATATTAATGGTTTTGTAAGATTATATGTATGGGACTATGTTGATATTAATGATACTAGTGGGGAATCTTTTGAAATCTACTCTAGAGTAACTCCTTCATATGGATTTGATGCTAAAGAATTTGCATGCAAACTAGAAGTTCCTATAGTTATACCTAAATCTTAGTGTATAAATCCCCTATGCGGTTAATTCGCATAGGGGTACATATTAGTAATAATTTTTACTTAGGAGGCACAGAAATTATATGTTTACTAAGCTAAGTAAATACAATGGAACTATCAAAATACCGTTTCAATCAAATAATTATAATACTGATATTAATTTTAATGATTCAGATAGACAACCGATAAATGATATTATAGCATCTAGAAATAATACTAATACTACCATAATCACAAGCAATATTAGCATGAATCTAGATGCTGAAATGAAATTGAATAATATATCTATTTCAGAACTGGAGTCTAAAGAAGGATCTTTATATGATTATGAATACAGTGATGGGGCAAGTTATTTAGATAAACATAAAGGGAAAGACCGTAGCGAAATTTCTTTTACAGGATCATCTGTTATAGACTTATCTTCTGTATATACTAATAGGGCTTCAAATAATGATGTAACTAGAATTGTATTTGATGCTTTGGTTGTTTTCTCTAATCCATATTTTATGATTGGAGAAAAGGATACCTCTTATGAAATAACAGATAATGATGTAAATACAATAAATAACTTAGAACCATTTGCATTGTTCTCTCTCATAGATAAGAAATCTACCGCTCCTATATATTCTCTTATTGTAGGGGATAAAGAAAGATATTTAAATAACGTTAAAAAATATTATAATACCGATAATTTGATTATAGATGTATTTTCTCCTACAGAGGACTCTAAATCTAATAAAGTTAATGGCTGGGATTTATCTATACCAGGAAATTATTATTCTAGTAAATTTAATTTACAGATAATTCTAGAACAATATAAAGGGAATGGGTTCTATACAAGAGTAAATACTATTGATTATAGAGATAAAAACAATAATTTAGATTTGGGTCTTGGTTATGATGTGGATGATAAAAGCAAGTATAAATTATACCCTTATAATATAAACTCAGATAATACAGTTATTGCTTTAAATACTCTTGTAACGGATAATAAAAAGACTACTGATCTTAATTTTCAAAGATATAATCTAGAACCTATGCGTGGGGCTTCTTTCTTTAGGAATGGATTTATTAATATTGAATATGGTGAAATAGTTAATAAATTCAATGATACCATTGCTGAAAACTATAAAGATATCAACTGTACAGTTACCTTTAAACAGTCTGAAGCATCAAAGTATAATTTGGTAAATGGATCAGTTAATGTATTCTTTTATCCATTTGATGGTCACGATGCGTTCTCTTCTGTTACTGTAATTGAAAAAGAAGTATATAAAGGAAAAATAGATCCATCTAATATTAAAGGCAATGGTATTCAAAGAATTTCTGATTATTTGGTACTAGATGAACTAAATGAAAAGTTTAAAGATCATTGTCATCATTGCAGTGGTATTAAATATGAAGATATGCAATTATTTGTAGAGATATCTGAAAATAATTTATATCCTGTAAAATATATTACAGATTCTAATGGAAATGTAAAAATAGAAGATAATAAATACTATGCTGATCTTCCTGTATATGTAGGATCTAATAAGCAATTCTTATATCATAAATACTTTATAAATTTCAATTCTAATATACTAGAATTGGAAGAAGAATTTAAAACAGGATGGGATCCTAAAAGATATTTAGTATTTAGAAATGGTCTTCTTTTAAACAATTCTATTTATAAGATTGATGTAGCTACCTTTACTAATAAGATAAAAAATAAAAAGTTATATACTGCTGTTACCTTTAGACCTGGTGATAGAATAGAAGTATTCTATATCGAATCTGATGATAACTTCTTACATGTTCCTTATAACCATGATGTATATATGTCTTCTAATCTAGTATATGCTGATGAGAATGAACAATATGTTGTAAATGTTCCTTATCCTTATAAATCTTATCCTAAGGGAGATAAATATTTCTTTGTATTTAATAAGGATGGTATCTATTTAGATAAGAAGAATGATTATACCACTTCTGAAGATGGAAGTGCTATTACCTTATTTGATCATTCTAAGTTATACAAAACAGAAGATAGAAATGATTTTCTTGTATTTGTATTTCCTTATGTAAGAGCTGAATTTGAAGAAGAAGGAGAGCTTCTTGAAAATAAATATATGGGTAATACAGGAATAAACTTTGTTTATTCTTACTCAAAATCTTCTGGGGATGATGGTATAGTATCCTTTGATCCTCCTTTTACTTCATATGAATTAAGTAAAAATAATTTCTTACTATTTGGAAATACTACCTATATTAGTAAAGATAGATTTGATCTTATTGATAATCATACTATCAGATTCAATAATGGCGTAGATATAAGACATGCTAAGTATGCTAATTATACTATGATTATATTTAATGATATGAAGAATTCTAAATTCAATATGAATAGCGATTCTAATTTTGAATTAGATATTCAACAAATACCTGCTGAATATGATGGACAAACTGTATTTAAGCTAAATAAATTTATAGGGCCTAAGTCTTCATTTATTGTATTTGTGGGTAGTGTATCATTAGAACAATCACAAAAGTATTCTTATAATGATGCTAATAATAGTATTTCCTTTGGAGATCCTAATTTATACTTTACTAAAGGAAGAAATATAACTGTAATTTCTATAAAAAATAAAGGTTCTGAAGGTGGATATACGGAACGTATAGATTTCGAAAAGAATGAATTACCTATTGTAATAAATAATCGAGTAACCATTCCTAATAGTTATTTTGCTAATAATATCATAACCAAAGAAAATACTATTATATTTATAAATGGAACTTATATTAATCCTAATAGATATAAGATAGATGGAAACACCATAATTTCTACATATAGGGCAGAATCTGAGTTCAAAGTAGGTAAAACCATAACCATTTTATATTTGTATAAACATAAAGTTTCTTTGAATAATTATGGTATTGAAGGACCTTATGAATATATTGATAAGAAATTTGACCATGATGATATCATGTTTGATGAAATGTATTCAACTCCTATCCCTACTGATAAAATCAAAGATGTAACTATAGATGCAGTATATGGGAATCTTACTTATGTAAAAGATTATAGTCATTGGTATTCTAGAACTATGATCTCTGGTACTTTATACAGCAGAGTAGAATATCCTGTACAACAAGATTTCTTAACTGGATATTTGTATACAGATTATACAGATAGACAAGATACAGATATTATATCAGGTATGGTAGAAGATTATTATGTAGATTGGGAAAAGGTTTCTCCTAATAATAATACAGATATAGATTTTCTTCATGAAGATATGCCTGGACTTAAGTATGTGTTAATAGCAAACAACGCTACTTCTATATCTATAAGACTTCAACCAAACAATACATTCTCAAGTTTCTTTACAGATAAAAGAGGAGTTATTGGTATACGTTTTGAAGAAGAAAGTAATATTAATATTATACTTCCTTATACATTTAAGGGTATGAGTGATCTTAAATATGTAGATTTCTCTAAGCATTTGAATAAGATAAATTCTTATGCTTTTGTATCTTGTGCTAGATTAAAAAATATTATCTTAAAGGGAACCAATTTAGAAGTTGATGAAAATGCATTTGGGTTGTTAAACAATATATTCATTCCTGATACGGCTAAGGTAGCAGATAATGCATTTGAACCTAATTCTATAATCAATATAACCTTTGATAAGACTTCTAGTCAATATATTATGGAAAATACACAAGTTAATAGAAATTCAATAGAAACTGTATCCTTCGATTCAAATAAGACTAGAGTACAATCTTACCAATTCTATGGATTTAATAAATTAAATAATGTAGTCATTCCTGATACAATAACAGAAATATATCCTGCTGCATTTAAGAATTGTACTTCATTAAGTTCATTAACTCTTAATAACAATATTTCTTATATTGGTAGTGGGGCATTTTCTAATACTAAGATAAAAGAAGTTACAATTCCTAATTCATGTGGAATAATTCATAAGAATTCTTTTAGTGATAATACAGAACTTACTAAAGTTACAATTCCAAATTCTATTGATATTATAGAAGAAGGTGCTTTTAATAACTGTAGTAAATTAAAAGAAGTGATTATAGATGAACCTGTAGAGCCTGAATTAGGACAGCAAGGAAAAGGTTTAAAGCGTATTGGGGCTTATGCTATAGGATCTGATGTACTTAAGGAAATAACTCTTCCTGCATCAGTTAAGCATATAGATCAAAATGCATTTACCAATTGCCCTGAATTAAGAACTATTTATATTAAAGAATATCCTCACTCCCATACAGTTGAATTAGTAAATACTGAATCTATGAATAATAAACCATGGGGAGCTGCAGGAGCCACGGTTAAAATAATACAGTAAGGAGTTTATAATGGGTAATATCGTAGAGCAAAACAATGGGAATAAAGTATTTGTTTTTAGACCTAATGATGGAATACCTGAATATATAAATCTTACTGGTATTCGATCTATAAAAGTAGAATGTTATGGGGCTGGTTCTCAAACAAGAGATCCTAATATCTTCTCTAGAGGTGGATATACCAAAGGCATTCTAGATGTAAGTAATATTGATCATCTTTGGGTATTTGTAGGATGTAAACCTAAAGGTCGTATAGGTGGAAAAGGATTTGGTAAAGGTGGAGATTCTTTTAAACCTAAGAATGAAATGGTTGGTTATGGAGGTGGCGGATCTTCCGCTATCTCCATTTTTAGTGATGATAAAAACTATTTCTATATGATAGCTGCTGGTGCTGGTGGTGGAACTGATTTTGTAGTAAGAACAAACAATAATGATTATCTTATAAAACCAGTTAAAGGTCTAGATGGTGGAGGATATGAAGGAGAACCTTTAAATGAAAGTAATGGAGATCCTGCATTAGAATATAGATGGTATAATTCTGGATATTCTGGAAAGTCTGGCACACAAACTGCTGGCGGATATGGTGGTAGTTTAGATAAGAATTCTATATCTACTGAATTTGTAAGTTTATCCAATGGATCTAGAAATAATGGTGGTAATGGATTAAAAGAAACCTCAACTATTACCTGTAAAGGTGGAGCTCCTGGTGGAGGAGCTGGATATTATGGTGGTGGTGGAGGAGATATCAAAGCAGGAGGAGGTTCTTCTTATATAAGTGGAGATCCTAATTGCTCTGATGAACCAAATAATGATCATGTTGTATTTACTGATACAGAAACAATAGTTGGTGGAAATAATGAAGTAGATGGCAAGGTTGTAATAACTGTATTAAAAGCAGATATAGAACCTTATGAAATATATTCTAAAATCAACGTATTTGAATATCATAGTAAATATGATGTGACTATACCATTTCCATATAAACAATTTACAGAAATGCAATTCTTTATTATAGATAAAGAAGGAAAACTGATTCCAGCTAGATATTATGATCGTATAGATAATTATACTATAAGAATTAAAGATAATACTGATTTACAGATTTCATCTGATAAAGATTTAAAATTCGTATTCGCCCACAATAAAGGGCAATATGCTGTTCAAAAGATGGAATTAAATTTTGAATGTAAAACTAATAAATATCAGTATGATCTATTATCACCTTATTATATGATTCTTGATATAAGAAATAGGTTTAAGGTTTTCTTTAATAGAAAAGAATTAATTCATGGGGTAGATTATACAATCAATATTTATAAAGGAGTTTTAAATCTATCAGATTCTTTAGATATAAAAAGCAGTGATACTCTAGACGTAATATGTTTCTATACTGGAACAAAATATAATAAAGCCATTCCTGAACTTCCTATGAGTGGTTATATTTATTATAATAAAAATGAAATAGATAGAAATCTGAATAAGAATTTAACAGCTATATTTGTAAATGGTAAATTGGTTGATAGAAAAGATGAATTGGATATATCTAATACTATTCATAAAATATCAACTGATATCAAATCCAGATATAATCTAGAAGTATTAAATCTTAGCCCTAAAGTAGATTCATTAGTTCCTAAGTTTAAATTAAGAAAAAGCAGAAACAAAGTTCCTAAATATGTAAATGAATATATTTATGGGACTATTGATGATTACAAAACAGGAAGCTTCTCTAAAGATATTTTAGGAGGAAAGAATGGTAATGGAGTCATCGAAGTTACATTAGCTCCTAATGTTGTTACTGCTGATATAAATGTATCAAATGCTAAGATGTTCAAAATAGATTATAAAGAATTCTTGTTCAATGATCCTATTCAAATGAACTATATTCCAAAATATGCTATACAGATACAACAAGTTCCTCATCAAACAATCAGTGTAGTTTACAATGGAAAAGAATATACTAATGATGATATCATCTATGTATTACGTGGAGATACCATCAATCCTATTATATCTCCTGAAAAAGGATATAGACCTGGTATTCCTAATATATCAAGAAATACTCCTATTATGGATAATGGAATTCTTACGGCATCAGATGCTACAGAATTATCCTTTTCTTATGGATTAATTCCTATCAATAGTGCAGGTAATAGATATGATGAAAAGAGAGATCTATGGACGCATATTAGAGATAGAGTTATAACTATACCTAATGACGTAGATAGAGTAGTTGTAAACTATACATGGCGTTCCAAATCGGATGAATGGGCTGATGTAAGAGAAGGATATGCAACAATGACTGATGTATTGAATAGAATACGAAACGGTGAAATTGTAGCTGAAACATATCCTCCTTTCTCTGGAACATGTATTTATAATTTAGATACAAAGACTCCATGGTTTAATCCTTATATCTGTCATACAGATTCTAAATGGTATATTCCTGCATACAATGAATATATAACAAAACCCGAAGAATATTCTTATTATATAATCATGGGTGTTACTCCTGGTAAGACTTATAATCTAAGATGTTTTGCTTCTGGATTTAAGATGCGTGATTATGGGTTTGTAATAGGGTATAATGAAGATATAGCTAAGAGAAGAATAGATATGACTGATTACTAAAAAGATAGAGCATAGGTCTAAGACCTATGCTCTTATTTATTGCTCTATTTCAGGATATCTGTAAGATTTAAAACTAGAATGAGATACACTATTATTTTCTTCAAATCTAATCTTATTGATCATATTTAAGTCTGCATATCTTGGTTTAGTATAATACACTGGTCTGGTTATAGGAATATCATATAATATTTTATCCCAAGCTGTTTCATTATCGGTGTAATTAAAAGGAGCAACATATTTTGTACTTTTAATATAAACAGATTCAGCTTCATTATGATCAGGAAGTTCTATTGGAGGAAACTTTTGAACAATTTGTCTTAAGTCTCCTATTTCAAAATCATCTTCATAAGTAGAATCATCAGATATTTGTAATTGGTCTAATTCATATTCATAATCTTCACTATTAGGGCCATAATCAGGATTTCCAAATTTAAGATTAGTTAGAGTAGTTCCTATATTAATATCTGTATTTTCATATTCTACAACTTTTCTTCCATCAAAGAAGAATCTATCTAAACTATGAGCACCTCTACTAAACATAATCTGATGCCACTCTGTATTAATATTATATGGATATTCATATAATGATTCACCGTTCATAAAGAAAGCAACAGAAATCTTTTCAGGAGATTCATTATAATAGCCTATAAGTATTTTAAAAACATTCCCTTTATCATCGGAGAATTCTAATCCAGGGATATATTTATTTTTATTCTTATTTGTATCTAGTTTTACTATAGCAGAATCGTGGAGTTTAAACCAGAAACTAACGCAGAATAACCCATCTAATCTAAGAGCAATATTATCCATATTATATAAATATGAATTCTTTTTAAAGAAAGATGCTGAATTGTATTTAAAATCTAAATAAGGATCTTGAATACAAGAAGGAGATGTAAATAAGATAGATCCTCCGCTTTCTTCTTTACCCCAACTATTCCCTATCAATCCATGATCAATAATTCCATCTTCCTTTGTAAATCTAAGTGTATTAAAATATTTTCTAATAGCCATAATATTCTAATCCTCTCCCACATATTCATCATCATCTTTATCAACATCAGGTATTATAATTTTATTTTGTATTTCACTAGGAATTCCATATATTATTTTTCTATAATAAACATTTCCATCCCCATAAATACCATCAGATATAATCCATTCAAATAACCCTACTCTATTCATTATTTCATAATCTGTAGCAGATTCGAATTCATAATAAATATGATTATCATAGTTTAATTTAGGAATATCTATTTGCAATGAACATACTACTCCAGAATAAGGTTTTGCGGCCATTGTATCTAAGTTTAAAATATGAGCTATAGGAATAGAGATTAATGACTTATCATAATACGATTCATTCAATATTGCAGGAATTTTACCAGCTAAGATTGCTGTTTGAGAATTCACAATACTATTATTGGTAGGATGTTTTGTTTGTAATGCTACATTTATAGGACTAGGGGTTTCTGTAATATCATCTTTAAAAAACTTAATAGTATATTTTATTAATGTATCATTTTTCATATGTTCTAATACGTTATGATGTACTAGAGTGATAAACCAATCTTTATTTTCAATAAGATCTTCATAAGTAAATGGTAAAGTAGGATCAGGTATATAATATCTATTGTGTTTAATACCATCAGCTACATGAACCATACTATTTAGATCTCTAGGTAAGTATATTTTTTCTTTATTCATATAAAATCACCGTTTAAAAATGTATTTTATATAAGTGTCAAACCAATACCCTATCAGGAATAACCTGATAGGGTAATAGTATTATTTCGTTTCTTCAACTACTTTGGAAAGAAGGTTGTTAAGAACTGTAAAGGAGAAGAGGATTACAGTAGGAAGGAGGAATCCATCACGGATCTTGCACCAACCCTGTTCTTTAGCTGCATCTTCTTTAAGTTTAGCAGTGTATACATCAACAACTTCTTTAATCTGAGGCATGCCAGATTCTTTCAACCATTTGGTGAAATATTTCTTTGCTTCATCAGTAACAACGTTTTGTACATTATCGATCAATTCACTCTTAATAGAAGTAAAATCAATTTTTTCAAGTACTTTGTTAGCCATTTATAAGCTACCTCCAAATATTAATATTCTTCATAGACAAAATTCTTTGTCTTTATACCATCTTTAAAGCATTCAATAGTAACAGAGCTACCTTTTAAGAAGAATACACTTCCATCAATAACTTTACCATTTGCTTTAAAGGTAATACCTTCTTGAGGTTTTACAGTAAACATCGAAACCTTCTTATAAGAATCTTCAGTGGTAGATCCATCATCTGCAGGAACTCCTTCTTCAGTAAGTTTCTTAACTTTTTCCTGAAGTTTTGCAATATCTGCATTCAATGTACCAATCTGTTTTTCTTGTTCAGAAGTTTTATCTTGTAATGTCTTCTTTTCAGTATTAGCTTCATCTAAAGCAGCTTGTGCTGTTGTATAGTTTTCTTTAGTCGAATCTAATTCAGTTTGAAGAGAAGTTACCTTTTCACTAGCTGTTTTAAGTTCTGCTGCTTTCTTAGTAAGATCAGCACTCATATCAGAACATTCCTTGTTTTTCTTTACAAGTTCAGAGCTGATATCTGTATTTAACTTATTTAAACTAGTAATCTGTTTTTGCATATCGTCTACTTGTTTTTTACAAGCATCGAGCTCTTTAGACAATTCTACTACTCTATCAGTCATAGTATCATCCGAAGGAGGAACTATGGGATTTTCAGCAGTAAAATGTGCAACCTGATCTTTGTATGTCTGAAGAGCAACACTCAGGTTATTAAGAGCATCAATTTCCAGTTTTTCACGTTTAGTCAAATTTTCAAAACTTGCTTTAAGTTCATTATATTCTTTAACTAAACCAGATCCACTAGATTGACCTTTGCTAAGTTCATCTACTTTGGCTTGAAGCTGTTTAGAAAGTTCAACAACTTTCTTATATCGAACTTCTAAAGCCCTATATTGAGAGGAGGTGAAAGTAGGCATTTTTATAAGTCCTTTCTAATCAAAAAATATATACTACTTACTTAATAGTTTCTACTATTTGTCAGCTTCTTCTGCTTTCTTTTTTGTAGTTGTTTTACGTTTAGCTGTTGTAGTAGTTTTCTTCTTAGTAGTAGCAGAAGTGGTTGTTTTCTTTTTTGCAGTAGTAGTTGTAGAACGTTTACGAGTTGCAGGTTTCTTAGTAACGGTAGTTTTTTCTTCTTCTACTTTTTTAATTTGATCTTGAAGTTTAAGAGATACTTCAATCTGTTTATTTAATTCTTCTTGTTTATCTTTAGCAGCTTTTTCTGCAATTTCAATCTTACCTACGATTTCTTCTTTCTCTTTCTTAATCAGCTCAATTTCTTCTGTAAGAGCTGCAATAGTCTTATTCAGTTCTTCAATTTCATTTTGAGCTTTTACCAATTTACTTTTTCTTGTCAATCCTAACATGTGATTCTCTCCTTTAAAATATAAAATAAAATTATCTTATTGTCTTAGATCTAATTACTCTGAAGGAGGTTGCACGGGACTATTTGCTGGAGCTGCATGCAACGACACTATAGTGTATCCAGGCTCATTAGTTGCTGAAATAGTAGCACGTTCTCCGTAAGGAACTCGTACTGTTGTTCCATTAGCTGCTATATTATTTATCATTATTGTAGCCCCTCTGGATGCACTTACATTAAAATTTACGTAATATTGTTTGATATCTTCAATAAAATATATACCACCAATATAGTTTATCTTAAGAATTATAAACCCATTAGTCTTAATAATATCATTATTCAATGCTTCTAAAGAGGAGTATTTAGATTCTCTATTGAATACTACAGAGGCGGCACCTGTTCCAAATGCTATTTTAGAATTGCCATAAGTTTTAATAACTATCGTAAACAAAGCAGTAGCTTCTAAATTATGAGCATTAAATCTATCATTTTGTTCTGATGGATCTTTAGGAAATACAGGAATGATACTATTTACATCCAATGTTCCAGGAAGGTTAATAGTAATTGTATTTGGAGTACTTGTATCTGTAGATCCAGTTACTCCATAAGTGGTACATCTAGATCTTCTAGTTACATTATCAGCGAAAGTACTAGATACTACAAGATTTTCAGAAATGTCCAATGTTCCAGTTGTAGGAGAAGCATATGCAGGGTGTACATCGATATTATTAATGAAATCCATGTATTGAATATCTTGTTTCAAATCAGATACTTTTTTAGGAAGTTCTGCTTTAGTAGCATAATTAGTAAGATCAAGAGATTGGCTTTGTCCACCTAATCGTTCCCAATTATTATTTACATGGATATATTCATCATACATATTTTCCCCAGATCCACTGCCTCTTACAAGATAAATAGTAGCGTCATCTATATTAGAAGTGGGGAGAGCTGTTACTACTTCTATTTTAAAATTAGGGATCTTTTTAATAAGATCATTAATTTCTTTCTTTGTGTAAGCATCTATATTTACAACTTTATTTACAGGAAACAGTTCTTTACCAGCTAAATTTATCTTTTCAATCTTATTAGCTTGAGCAGACATTTCTACGGTAGACAGTTTTCCTTTTTCTTCTTCTGTAAAGCTGCTTTCAGACAATCCCATTCCAGGGGATTTAGCAACAAAGATGCGTCTACATTCCGAAAGGAATGTTTTTAAATTATCTAAATTAAGAAATTTACTCATTATGAATAATATTCCTTTCTATATATTAAATTTGGAAAAAGTCTGGTACAGATTCAGACGGAGCAAGAATAATATTTACGGCAAAGTTATCTAATTCTCCATCATTATTATTTAAGAAATTATATCTAGAAAAGCTATTACCGATATCATCAATATTACCAGTATATACTAAAGATCCTGCAGATGCTCTTGATATATTACAATATTTATAAGCAAACTTAACTACATTATCTTTACCAGGAACCTTATAAGGTACTTCTACGATAATAGTAACAACATTTCCAAGATTTCCTGAATTGGTTTTGAAAGTTACATTGACTCTAAATGATTGACCATTTTCAACTAAAGAAATAGATTTTATTTCTTCTGTCATATTCAATCGTTTATCAATATTATAATAGCTTACTAAGTTATTATCAAAGATAGCATTAAGTTTAATAGCTTTCTTAAACCCATCTTTAAGAGTATAAGTAGTATCACCAACTACATTATCTACTATACTATCAAGTTTATCCGATGTAAATACACCATTAGGAATAAGATCTGCAGTATCTTTATTCTTATAAATTTTCAATCCCAATTTATCAATATCTAAATTTCTATCTAATTTATTTAATTCATAAGAAATCTTATAATTAGGAATAGAGATGGTTTTATCAACTCTATATAATTCAATCTTAATAGGGTCACCATTATTAATAGTAAAATCTTTTGTTATATTGGTTTCACCAATGCTAGATTTTTCATTATTAATAGTATTTACAAATCTCATTGCATAGTTAGGCATGATAGTATCATAAACTCTACTAATAGAAACAGAAGTTGTATTAAATAATGCTAATATTTCATCATTATTATATGCTTCTCCACTACCAATACTGATACTTTGAGATCCATCAAAACTAACTCCATTAATAGTTACAGGATGAGCTAATTTATTAGCAGTCACTGCATTAGCAATTTCTTGAACTGTCCAATCTGTATCTGATGTAGTTGGGTTGTTATTTTGATTAGATAAGATATATTCTTTTCTATCAGCTAATACATATACACTCATTCCAACTTTACGTTTACTTAAAGGAATTTGGTTTCTTTCAGTTCTAGTTCTAACAATAAACCTCCCTCCTTTAACTTCATTAGAATCTGTTACAGGAAGAGGACCAGAATTTTCAATGAGAAGATTTTGATTATTCACATTCATTATAAATTTATTTACTTCACTCATTGATTTATTTACCTCCAATCAAAGTTAATTAATATAATGTGAAAATAAAAATAAAATAGAGTAAGTGGATAACCCACTTACTCTATTAAAAATTAGATTATTAGAAACCGATTTCAACAAGATTCTTTCCAGTAAAAGGAGAATTAGCAATGAAGTAATATACACCATACCCTGTTTTAAACTTTACAGAAGTAATCTTTTCTTCAGGATATTTGTGTAATTCTTGTACTTGCTTGTTAATAAACAATGTTGGCATGTCTCCCGATGACAAACTCAAATTACTTACTTCATCAGGAATAGCAATAATAATAGTATTAGCTGCTCCATTGGGTACTAAATTATTCTCTATTAAATAAAAATCATTAGAGTTAAATTTATACTTTAATTCACCGAATCCATAATTGCATATTTCTACATTCTTTTTCAAAGCAGTTATATTTACTTCACTATCCATAACACCAGTTCCAGATGAGTTATATGCATTTAAGATATCATTAAACTTAGTAGATGCAGGAATATAACCTAATGAAGCATCTTGTTCATATGTTCCATCATTTTTTTCCCTACTAGATACAGGGAACGAACCAGGAAGATAGTATACTGTTGCTTTTTTATCTCCAAATATATCATCAATATTAGGATCATTCAAATCTATTGTAGTAGTATAGAATTCAAATTCTTTAAAAGTAGTACTATCTATACCAGTTTCTTCTGAACTTGGATTATACGGAATAGTAACTTTAACAATATTCGAATCATCTCCAAGAGGGAATTTTTTACCAGAAGGGACTTCTACTTTGTATACAGAAGAATTATTTTCATCTAATTCTGCCGAAATAGATTTGGATCCATCAATACTTTCAAATTTAATTTTATGAGTAGAGTCTAAATGTACAGATCCTCCACTAAGGCTAAGATCTGAAGGAATGTTTACATTATTTTTACCTTTGTCTAGTTCAAATGATATTATAACCTTGTCAGATTGACTATCATCTTTTTTGATTAATTTTAATGATATAGCATCTAATTTATTAAGAATAGCTACTTCTTTATCAATTTTGTCTAATTTACCAAGTTTAGTTTGATCTTCTTCAGTTAAGCCATGGATAGCCTGAACTTCTGCTTTTGTAGCTAACTCTCCTTTAGCCGAATTAAGTTTAGTTTCTAAATAAGTTTTAGTAGCAAACTTACCTTCAGCTTCAGATTTATAAGTTGTAAATGATGCTTCTTCTACAAAAGATTTTTTATTAAATTCCTTTACTAAACTATTAGCATTATTAGCAGAAGTTTCTACTCTATCAAATCTATTATTTAAATCAGATAAATTCGAAGTTAATTCCGCTTTGGTAGCAAACTTACCATCAGCACCAGACTTGTATGTATCAAATGTATCTTCTTCTACAAAGGTTTTACCACTAAGACCATCAGTTACAGCTTTAGCAGCATTAGCAGTAGATTCAATAGTATCGATCTTAGCAATCTTAGCTTGATCTGCAGAGCTTAATCCAGTTCCAGCCGATGTTAATTCTGCTTTAGTAGCAAACTTTCCTTCAGCTTCAGACTTGTATGCAGTAAATGTATTATCTTCTACAAAAGTCTTATCTTTAACACTGTCTGTAACAGCTTTCATATCTTGTAAAGCTTTCTTAGTTTCTTTATCAGCTTCTTGATAAGATTGAAGATCATGTTGAAAAGCTCTCATTGCAGATTCTGTATATTGTTTATTAGCATAGTTTTTGTAAACATTATCTTTATATGCAGTAAATGCAGATTCCTCTACGAAAGTCTTACCCTTAAGGGTATCTGTTACAGATTTGGCATCATCGGCTTTGGCTTCAATAGCATCAATCTTAGCGATCTTAGCTTGATCATCAGAACTTAGGCCAGTACCAGCAGCAGTAACTTCTGCTTTAGTAGCAAACTTGCCTTCTGCTTCAGACTTATATGCAGTAAATGTAGCGTCTTCTACGAAAGTCTTATCTTTCAATCCATCCGTAACATTCTTAACTTCAATAAGAGAAGCCTTAGTAGCAAACTTACCATCTGCATCAGACTTGTATGTATTAAATGTAGATTCTTCTATGAAGGTTTTATCTTTAATAGAATCTGTTACAGTTTTAGCTGCAGCAACATCTGCTTTTACAGCATTGATGCTATCAGCTGCATTCTTAGCTTCAGTTACTTTAGATTCGAATTCATTCAACTTAGCAGCAGCATCTTTAGCAGATTGAATATCCTGTTTTATATTTTCAGGAAGACCAGCAGTAGAAACAGATTCAATAGACTGTTTAAGTTCATTATATTTAGAAGTTACATCCTGGGTTACAGGTTGTAATTTTTCTGTAAATTTAGCATCTAATGCAGATTCTTCTACGAAGGTCTTATCCTTAAGAGTATCTGTTACTGCTTTGGCTGCATTAGCTGTAGTTTCTACAGTATCAATCTTAGCAACTTTAGTCTGATCTTCTTCAGATAATCCATGAATATTCTTAACTTCCGCTTTAGTAGCAAACTTACCATCAGCATCAGATTTATAAGTATTAAAAGTAGATTCTTCTACAAAGGTTTTACCTTTAAGAGTATCTGTTACTGCTTTAGCATCATCAGCTTTTGTTTCAATTCCATCGATCTTAGCAATCCTAGCCTGATCATCAGAACTCAATCCAGTACCAGCAGTTGTAACTTCAGCCTTTGTAGCATATTTAGTTTCTACTTCAGATTTATAAGCATTGAATGCAGAATCTTCTACAAAAGTCTTATCCTTAATAGTATCAGTTACAGCCTTAGCTGCATTAGCCGTGGTTTCAATATCATCAATCTTATTGATCTTAGCTTTATCTGCTACACTAAGATTACCTGTACCAGAAGTTGTAATTTCGTCTTTAGTAGCGAACTTACCTTCTGCTTCAGATTTATAGGCTGTAAATGCAGAGTCTTCTACAAAAGTCTTATCTTTCAAACCATCTGTAACAGCTTTAATGTTAGTCACATCAGTTTCGATACCATCAATCTTATTGATCTTAGCTTGATCTGCAGGAGTTAAGCTAGCAGTACCTGTTCCTGCACCACTACCAGAAGTACCAGCTGCAGCTAATTCTGCTTTAGTAGCAAACTTACCATCAGCTTCTGTTTTGTAAGATTCAAATACAGCTACATCAAGTTTATTGGTTTTAATCTGACCAATATTTTCTTCATTAGTAGTAGCCTTTTGAGTAGCAGCGTCAATCTTTTCGGCTGTTGCAGATTTATAAGATTCGAATACAGTTGTTTCGAGCTTACCAGTCTTAATAGCTTCGATAGATTCAGCATTAGCTGTAGCTTTTTGTTCTGCATTACCTGCTTTTGTAACAGCTTCTGTAATCTGTTCTGTCTTTGCTTCTACAGCTTGTTTAGCTGTTTTTACATCTTCAAGAGCATGTTCTACTCGTGCACTCATTTCTTTAACAGAATCTTCAGATTGTTTAGCTTTATCAAGAGCTGTTTGAATCTTTTCTTCTGTAGTCCCTTTGTCTGCTTTAGCCATTACATTTTGTGCATTGTAATTAGCACAACCACTAAAATCACCAAAAGCTACAGGAGAGTCGCAAACTTCTACTACAGATACTACCTGTTTTCCAGAAATCTTATGAATAGTATTTTCTAAACCGCATACTACATAAACATCATCATCCATGTTTACATCAATAGCATTAGGTCCTTTACCAACAGGGATAGTAGTAATATTATTTCCTTCTTTAATAGCCTTGGAAGAGGTTTCAATAATAGTTACTGTATTTCCATCATAGTTAGCAACAATAACGTTACCATAAGAATCATTTACAAGAGCAACAGGACGAGCACCTACTTCGAAATCTACAACTTTCTTCGATTTCAAAATACGAGATACAGTATTAGAACCAGAGTTTGCTACCCAAATAGTATTGCTTGTATCACATGTAATAGCAGCAGGATTGCTTCCCACATTGATGCTATCTACAACAGTAGTATTTACAATCTTATTTACAATACCACCAAGATCAGCACCTGTCTTAGGATCGATCTTATGAGAAAGATAGCAAGCTACCCAAATAGTACCTTCTTCATCGGATACAAGAGATTTAGGACCAGCTGCTACAGCAATATTCTTAACAACCTTATCTTGCAGATCTTCATTTTCTGTAGCAGAAGTATTCTTGTAAGAAGGAATTTCTACTTTAGATACAGTATTATCTCCGTAGTTTGCTACATAGATATTACCATTGGGGTCTTCACAGCAAGCAACAGGTTGTTTACCAACCTTTACTTTTTGGAAGAGTGTATACTTTCCTTCACCAACATTCTTCTTGTAATGATAAAGATATCCATTATTTCGGTTTGTAATAAACAAACTTACCTTATCCTGAGATACAGTAATAGACGAATAACCAGGCTTACCAGCAAAAGGATCTTTCTTCCCATGTCCTGTAATAGTTTCTACAGGATTTTCTTCTTTAGGAGTAGTATCTTTAGGATTTACAATCCCTACTTCTTTTTCAAGATCAAAAATTTCAGAGGATACATCATTGGAAATTTTCAATACTTTAGCCTTATATGCATCAATTACGAATAAATCATTCGGAAACATATATAGATTACCTCCATTTTTAATAAATAAAAAATAATTATTTTATTTAAAATAATTAATATGATGTCAGAGTTTATCCCTGACATCATATAGTAGTATTTTAGTGCATATTATCTTAAGAATATTTTCACTATAGTTTGATGATCATGGTCTAGACTATCATCAGATATTTCAGTCATATTTAATTTACAATAATAAATTAAGAGATTTTTATTATCATCACTTAATTTACCTTCGCATAATTCTTTTGGATAATGATCAAAATAATATGTTTTATCATCAAATTGTGCTCTAAGTTTATTATATTTTATAATACCCGATGATTTTTCTTTTAAATTACTTAATAATCTATAATCATTAAATTTTGAATCGTCTAATGCTATAAATAAATATATTTGATATTCTCTATTATCATTATATGGATTACTTTTTGTCAAAGAATTATCCCAAATAGTATTTATTATTTGATAACCATAATTATATTCTATTCCTTCACTTGAATATTTATTATAAATATTATCTATGGTAATTTCTCTTAATCTATAATAATTCACAAACATTAGATCAAACCCAGGCATCATTTCATGAGTTGTTTTCTTTGATTCATCATAATCATTACCAGTATATTTATAGAATATATTTGGATACATTTTCCCATTATAACTTATATAATCTAAAGTATTTGTATCTTTTAAATACATATCTAAAGCAATACCATACCTAAAATTATATTCTCTATAAAATAATCTATCTCTGATATTTCGTATAGAATCTATATTATTATATGCATATATTGGTTTCCATAAATTATTTCCATTACTGTCGTATTCATTTTTTACTCGATATTTACAACTAATTTTTACTTTTTCACAATTGAAAGGAAAATCATCTTTAACAAAATTATCTATTGTGCTATCAGATGCAATTATTTTTAATCTATAATAACTAGATTCTTCATTATAATTTACAGTTAATTTTTTACCATCTTTTTCAAAAGTTATTGGGTTATGCTCTGATGATTGAGGAATATCTTCGAAATCTTTCGGTAATTTTGGATTATTATAATCATAATGTATACTAAAATCGATTAAATAATATTCTTTATATATTGCCCCATCAATTTCTTCTTTAAATTCTATATCAATAACTGTTATAAATAAAGTTCCAAAATTATCTTCTATATCTATTCTCTTTTTAAGATTTGCTAAATCTTCTTTAGACATCATATTCTCTTTAAGAGTATCAATATACCCAATTCTAGTTCTATCTTCAGGAGATATAGCGTTTGCTTTAGCCTCTTCTATTTTAGTATTAGTTTCTGATTTAAAGGTATCTAAATCTTCTTTAGATGCTTTTGTTGTATTGATAGTTTCAATATTAGTATTTACTGTATTTTTAAACTCATCAAACTCTGTTTTAAGAGAAGTATTATTCTTTAAACTTTCTATATTTTCTGTATTAGTAGCTACTTTGGATTTAAGATCTTCTATCTCTTCTGATGTAGTTTTTGCCTTTTCTATTATATCATTTAATTCTTTATCTTTTTTATCAGATTCTTCATCTTTAGCCATTATATTCAGCTTATTATAAGTAGCACATCCAGTAAAATCTCCAATAGCTACAGGAGAATCACAAACTCTTATAGTAGATATAACTTTTTTATTATATATCTTATAAATAATATTTCCTAATCCACATACTACAAGTATCTCATCTTTAGAATTAATATCTATAGCATTGGGTCCTTCTCCTACAGGAATTGTAGTAATATTGTCACCAGCAGCAATAGCTTTAGAAGAAGTTTCTATCATAGTAACAGAATTTCCTTCATAATTAGTTACATATACATTACCAAAAGAATCATTTACAATAGACATAGGTCTAGGTCCTACTTCAAAATCTACAATACGTTTAGATTTTACGATTCTAGATACAGTATTAGACCCAGCATTAGCAACCCAAATAGTATTATTGATATCGCAAGTAATAGATGAAGGATTATTTCCTACTACAATCTGATCTACTACAGTAGCATTTACGATCTTATTTACAATACCACCTATTTCGGTATCATTAATAGGATCAATCTTGTGAGAAAGATAGCAAGCAACCCAAATAGTGCCTTCTTCATCAGATACAATAGATCTAGGACCAGCAGAAACTACCATAGTTTTAACTACTTTATCTTGTGCTTCTTCATTTCCTAAGAGTTTAGATTTAAATGTAGGAATTTCTACCTTGGAAACAGTATTGTCTCCATAGTTTGCTACATAAATATTACCATTAGGATCTTCACAACAAGCAACAGGCTTCTTACCTACACGGATCTTTTGAAATAAAGAAAATTCTCCACTTATAGCATCTTTCTTATAGTGGTATAAGTGGTTAGTAATTCTATTCGTGATAAACAAACTAACTTTATCTTGAGATACTAAGATAGATGAATAACCAGACCGTTCTTTCTTCTTAGTAGTATTATCTTTTCTATTTACAATCTTCTCTATTTCTGTATCAGATATTTTTAAGTATTTCTTTATAAGATTTTTAGTATAATCATCTATAGACACATAATCTTTATTATCTGTAACAATATCTTCTTTTTCTAAATTGAAAAGTTCAGTAGATATATCATTAGATACTTTTAAAACTTTTCTATTATAAGAATCTATCACATATGCATCATCGAGAAACATATCAAAACCTCCATATATTTTATATAAAGTCAATTTAATACGATGTCAGAATTCAATCTGACATCGTATTTTTTATTTAAGTTACACTATTAGGATTATTAGCAATAAAGTCTAACATTAAAATTGTTTGAGGAGAATCTTTACTAGCTATTTGATCAGGGAATACATGATAGAACAATGATAAGTGTGAATTAGGGGTAATTCTTGTTTTAAGGCTTTCATCATCTATTTGATCTAATGGATATTTCTTAAATAAATATAATACACCATTTACCATTATAGGAAGAACGTTAAGAAGAGTTCCTGTATTATCTCTATCTACATCTTCCTTGGTTCTAACAAATATAGTATTTTTTTCTCCAAAGTATGTTGAGGGTCTTGTAAAAAAAGTACTAACTTTATGCTTATAAGGAGCAATAACATTTTTCTTATCAAGTGTATAAGAAATATCAATAGATGCCAAATATGCCCACATTAAATAGTTTTGATCTTCTCCAGGAGGAGAAACTAATTTAGGAATATACTCTTCTCCTACTTTTTTGAAATAATTAGGATCTTCTTTTTTGTCTAAAGGATATTTTAAGAAGAATACTCCAAAAGTACCAGATTCTTGAGGAGTGTTTTGTTGCTCAATTTTCATTTGAATGTCATTTATCTGAGGAAAGTCTACATAAAAATGAAAATCTTTAGGATGTTCTTGATTAGGATCAGTTTCAGAAATATATTTAAGAGATAATTTTAAATTACGTTTACCAGTAGGATACTCGATAGGATTTCCATTAGAATCCCAAGGAATTATATTTTTTACTGCAAATCCGTGTTTATCATTATCATAAGGGCAAATGATATCTTCATGTCCTTTTTTAGAAATGGTTAAAGAAGCACCATCTCCAGTTAAAGTATAAGAGAAATCATCAGGTTTAAAAGCTATATTATCCTCTTCTTGTATATCAAAATATAATGTATAAGAAGTAGTACCATCATCTTTATTTTCTTCATCTATTTGAGCATAGTATAGTTTAAACATGTTTTTTAAAGCCATTACGTCACAAATAAATGCAAGTCTTTCAGATTCTTCTTTAGGAATAAAGTTTTTAGCAAATTCATTTAATTGATTACTTAAAGACCCCATAGTAACAAGATCTAGTGGTTTAATATGATCTTTATAATTGGTTTCTGTTATTTCTTCAGTAGTAACTTCTAATTTATGAAAAGAGGAATCTTCTCTACAATAAATAATAGCATTAGGAACTAAAGAGCATTTACATACTTTATCTTTATTTACTATTTCAGACAAATGATCAACTACAATGATACCATTTCTAATATATTTATTATCTAATACATAATTATTATAGTCTGAATATAAAGGAGATATGATTTTAGTTCCAATATATTTATTTCCCATTAAATGAACCTCCAATGATATTTAGATTAATAAGAGTAAACACTATATTACTACCATGTCCTATTAAATAGGACATGGTAGTTTTTTATTTGCCTTTTACATTGTCTTTATAAAATTGTTCAAATTCAGATTTCTTTTTTACTAGATCCATAATTTTAATATACACTTCTACTGGCACATATTCTAATTTCACTATAGTATCCCTCACATTATTATACCCTTTATCTATTTCTAAATACAAAGTATAAAAAGCGATAGCATCTTTATTAGAATAATAATTATTTATGCCGATATCCATTTCACTAACTAAGGCATCGGATGTACTAATTATTAGGTTACAAATAAGACAATCATTATGTTTATTATGATTATTCTTATTTATGTCTATATTAATATTAGCATCTATTCCTTCTATAGAACTGGAATCATTAGTAGATTTAGATTCTTCCTCTTTATTAGAATGAGAAGAAGTGTAAAGACGAAATAGTTTTTCAAATAGAGAAAATATTCCATTTACAGAAGTTAGTAGTTTTATGAAATCTGATCCAAGCAACCCCAAAATCAAAGGCGGGATGAGAATAAGTCTAGGGGATATAGCCATTACAAATGGAGCAGTAGCTATAGATATAAATGTATCTACAATAGCATTAGTTAGTATTTCAGATATTAGTTCTCTTATACTATGCTTAGTATTGTTTTTATATTTAAAACACAGTACATGAATCGAAGAACCAAAAAGAGATATAGTTCCACATAATAAAAGTTCCAACAGAGTAATCTCTAATATTAATTCATTATTAAAGTTATTCATAAATTAGAGTTCCTCCAATTCAAAAATATGCTATTTGCTCCCTAGATTTAATTTATCATCTACTTCCTTGTTAACTTTAGTTGGTGCAATTTTTTCTTTATTAATAATTTCTTTAGGTATTCCTTCATTTTCAATACCATACGATCCAGATGGGCTATTATATTTACTATTAATGAATTTGTTAGTAGTTTGAATAGCAGCACCTACAGCTCCTGTATAAGTAGCAAATACAGCATATCCTCCCCAATCTATATTATTGTATAAAAGATAGAACGACCCTGCTACAAATACTAAATAACTAAAAAGTGCCATAAGTCTAGTAAGAGATAGCGTATTCTCTTCAAAAAATAATTGATGTAAAAGTCCTCTTTTTTTCAAGTTATTACCTCTTTCCATAATAAACTTATTTTTATGTTTTTTAGGCCCATATGGGTATACCTGTCTACATTTTAGTAAATCTAGAATAAGGGGTATAAAATATTATGATAGAAATCATAATAATTTCAATACTTGGGTTATTATCTTTTTTCATTTTTTCATGTCTAATTTTATCTGAAATCGTTTCATCTATGAGTAAAGCAAATTTAAATAAACAGGTATTATCTATACTAAGAACTTCTGAAAAGAAGATGAGTAAAGAACAAGTAAATATAGATTCTATTAATGAAGAGATTCTTGCTATCAAAGATAATACTGTGAAGATAAATAAAGATATACAAAAAATAAATGATAAATTAGATAAGTTGATATAATCTGGTAGGCATATAACAATGCCTACCAGCAACATTTTGTTAATATGAAATCTGATAAGGAGATATAGTTTTATGGCAAAGATAAAAATTATTCCTATCGGCTATGATAATAAAAGCGTATATAGAGAAGATATGGCGTTAAATGATGGTAAATTTTCCGCCTCTACTCCTTTTATTATCTTATCTAATAAACCTATACCGAAACACGTTAAAAGTTACTTTGAATTCAAAGTAACTGATTTTAAAAGAAATGAATTATATAGACACTTACCTCTTTATGTAGGTATACATAAAGAACCTTCTTCTGGTATCTTATCTACTGATTTTAGTTTAGGTAGTATCTATTATACAAGAAGACAAGACTTTGAAACCTATGAGCAATACAATAAGTCTGCATATTGTGAACACTATAAAGTTTTGGGTAAGAAAGAAAGAATCCCTTCTAAGAATGATATTATAGGAGTAGGGGTGGATCCAGACTATAACCAAATAAATATTTTTGTAAATGGTCATCCATTCTATTCTTTTGCTCCTAGAGAATTTGAAATCAATGAAGAAGATGATTTCTATTTTACAATATGCTCTAGAGTATTTGAAAATATAGGTGGGTATATCAATTATGGCTCTGCTCCTTTTGAATATAAACCTGATGGATATATTAGTCTAAACCAATATTATTTTGAACGGTATCCATTTAATCTAGAGATATTAGGAAACGTTTCATTCTTATCCAATGATGATTCTACCAATAATTATTATTCTAATAGAATAAAATATGGTGTAGAATTTGGAATGACTGTCCATGTTGAAAATGATTTGGCTCCTTTAGGCTCTAATTTAAATGAAAGAAAAACTTATATAGAACCTAATTTAGGAGATATACAGTTATACGATCCTAATAATAAGAATTCATTTATTATATATTCTGAAAATCAGAATCCTTCAGATCATGCTTACTTCCCTTATCCTATTCCTTCTGATCAAAAGATTTATTTTGAATTCAATTGTAAAGAAGCACCTATGGATAATGGATATGTTGGTTTACCAATACAGATTGGTATAGCAGATCATAAAGAAATAGAAAAGTCTATTACTGATTCTTCTTATAAATCTTTCTCTATTGATTTATTTAGAAAAGATTATAATTATTACTATGCTAATGTAACCCTTAATGATAAAACCATTCATTATCCTATAAGAACTGTATATGGCCCTGTATATCCTATGGAAGGAGATACTATAGGAGTATTATTGGATCTAAAAGATCAAACAATAAAGATTTATAACAATAATACGTTATACATGACTGCTGATTTAAATGAATACTTAGGATATGCTGATGATACTAGAACCTTTGTATCTAGTGAAAAGAGTAAGATATATTTTAATGATATTCATGAAAATTACTATTTCTTTGTAAAAGCATATACAGATTCATTTACTGGTAATGGTCATATGCTATTTAATCTAGGAGAGCCTGAAAATAAAGATCCTTTGAAATATAGTAAATTATATGATAACAAGGATATCATGACCTATTGGTATTATTATAATTACAATATAAGAAAGTTATATTATAAGGATTTAGAATTTGTTCTAACAACTCTTCCTTATCATATCAATGTATCTAAGAATATTACATGTTCTATATATGTAAAATCTAAATATGATGGAAATGATTTAGATTTTGGTCCTGGATTGAATATGATGTATGATACATATAATATTATATCAGATAATGAAGAAAAAGCAAATGTTCCTGATTTAACTGCTTTTGAATTTTATGAATTAACTCATAATAAAGTAGACAATGATCAGAATAAGTTTATTAAAGATATAATCATGTTTGCTAGTGTTAGAATAGATAAAAAAGTAGAAGAATTTAATGAAATGATTTTATCTTCTGATAGATTCTTGTTTAGATATGCAGATATTGAACAGGATCTATTGATTGGTAATTCATATATATCTAAAAATAAATATAGCAAAGATATTTTGTCTTGTAATTTTGATTACGTTAATCGAATTAAAATCACCTTAGTAGGAGATGAAAATTTTGATATAGTAGCAGTTACCAATGATGGATCAGAATATACAGAAGATTTTTATATGCTTCCTTCTCCTGATAATACTATAGAAGTGCACACAAGGCCTAAAAAAGAATATTCTCTTCAATCACAGGAGCCGTATTTTGAATATAATGATGATGCCGAAATAAATGTTGGTAAAAAGGTATACAATGTTCAGAATGATATGGAAATAGCTCTTTTAACCCCTCCTACTTTAAAATATTATCTTAATGCATTTATAACTGGTCATGATATATATCATAATACACTTTTCCCATGTGAAAAAATATTAGATGGGCCTACTCAAAGAAGAATAAAAGAAGTAAAACTTCCAAAGGGAGTAACTAAACTAAGAGTATATTATATACATGACCCATATCAATATGATGAAAGAAGATATTTTGAAAAAGGCGATATGTATATTAATGAGTTAATAAGATATGGTGGTAATGTAGAAGAAACTTTGAAAAGAGATGGATTATTAAATGATGATCTATATATAGTACATGGGGGTTTACATTCTTTATCTGGGACTTTAGCTATATTTGACTCACATAATGCTATAAAATGGTATGATACAAGAAAGCAAAAAAATATGCCACCCCCAGTTGCTCCATTTACAATAAAATCATTAGATAATGATTATATATGGGGCAATGGTGCTTGGAAAAAAGGAAATGCTAATTTTGGAAGTTCCTGTGCTTATAAATGCACAGTTGGTATAACTCCAGAAAAAACATATAAAATTATGAGCTTTGGTCCTGCTAGAGATGTACAATATGGTTTCTTCTTATATTATGGCCCTGAAGTTAAAGATGATGTAGTTGATATGGCAGATTATTAACAAAATATTGGGTAGTAGGTCTTAGCCTACTACCCATTCTTTTTATAATTCATCAAAAGCACGTGTTCCAGTGATTACTAAAGGGAAATCCATATTAGCATTAGAATTTACTGCTCTACCATTTCGTTGGTCGATTCTCATATTATCTAATAAGAATTCTGCAGGTCTTTCAATACCAGGAATAGATTGACCTGTTTGTACATTTACAACGTCAAAATACTTTGATCCTGTGGCTTGATTATACACAACAACGGTTTGTATACTAGGATCTTTTTCAGATATCATTTTTCTTTGTACAGGACTTAGATTTGCTCTATATTGATTAAAAGAAGTATCGATATTCGCAGTACTTCCATCAACAGTTACAATATCGGTTAAGGATACATTTGTACTAGCAATACCAGGAGTTCCGACATTAGATGTTTCTATTTTACTACCAGAAAGATTTACTCCAGTATTAATAGATTGAGGTGCTAAAGGTTGATTGATCATCGGTAATCCATATTTAGGTGCATTAAGCATTGCATAATATGCATCTGTAATAACTTTATCCGAATTTTCATCCTTAACATCTTTCATCATCTGTTCTTTCTTAAGTGCAATATCATTAATCTTATTTCTAATTGCATCTAATTCTCGAACAGCAGAAATCTTGGTATTTAAAATACCCATTTGAACTCCCATAAAGTTAGACATATGTTGAAGACGCATCTTACCACCATACATCTTACTTCTTTTAAATTGGGCTAATTCTTCATCGATGTTTGTATAAATCATATCCGATTGAGCTATGGTTTCATACAACATCTTTCCTGTATCGCTATATCCTTTTTCTAATTCTTTAATTACTGCATTCTTTCCTTTTTTAGAAGACTTGTCTTCATCATCTACAATATTTGTATACGTGATTACAGGAGCATCTTTAGGAGGACGACCAGGTCCTCTTTTTCTTTTAGAAGCTAACTTTTCTTCTGTAGTATCTATTACAGTAGGTTCTGCTGAAGAATCTTTTTCAATAAGACTTTCTCCTGATAAACCATAAGTTCTTTCTTCATCTTCAGTATCATCTATTAAATCTAAGGTAATAACCTCTTTTTTAGCCATAATACCACCTCTTAAGATTAAATTAATTACTAACCTGTTATTTTGAGTAAACTTTAATTTAGCTACATATTATAATTATGAAGATATAAAATACTGGAAACTTAATTATAACTGATATATAGGAAGGGGAAATAAGATGCTTTTAAAAGATGTAATTGGATACCCTGAGGGGTCTAATCTTACTATAATGAATGTATTTTATACTAGACCTATTAGAAATGAAGAAACTGGAAAGTATGATAAAGATTATTTGGTTATTATATTTAAAAACAATGATACAGGAAAGAAAGAAATAAGAATAGATGTAGAACCTGAATATACTTGGTACTTATTAAAGAAAGAATATCAAACAGAACACAATCTTGCATTTATTGAAAAAGATAAAGTAGAACCTATTACTTGTAAGTATAAAGATATAAAATTATCTATTGCTAAAGAGACTGGTAATGAAGATCTCTATAAGCAAAATATATATTCTGGTAATTTTAGATTGAATGATGCTTTTTTTGCACATCCTAGATCTTTTGCTGCAGATATGAATATCTTGAATTATACAAGAAGTAGATTTGCAGAGATCTATAAGAATCCTGTTATACCTATAGATATATTCTTCTTTGATATTGAATCAGATATTATCGACTCTATTTCAGATAATGTAACAATAGGTGAATGCCCTGTAAATGCAATCACTGGTTATTATTCAAAAACAAATACACTATATAACTTTGTTTTAAGAAATAAAAGAAATAAACAAATCCAAGAATTAGAAGATGATATGAAAAAGGATTTTAAGAAATATAAAGAGAAAGTAAGATCCTTCATCGAATATGATCTTGGTAGTAAAGAGAAAGTAAGTAAATATAAACTAGATAATGTAGAATTATCTGTTGGGTTCTTCGATGATGAACTAAGTCTTATATTAGAATTCTTTAAATTAGTTCATTCATTATCTCCTGATATAGTAACAGCATATAATATCTCTTATGACTTACCCTCTTTGATTGAAAGATTAAAAGCTAATGGAGCAGATCCCAAAGATGTAATTTGTGATCAAGATATTCCTCCTCAATATAGATTCTGTGAATATATTCTCGATGAAAAGAATCTTAATAATCTTGAAGAACGTGGAGATTTTGCTAATATATCTGCAAGATCAACCTATCTTGATCAGATGATAACATATGCATCTAGACGTAAAGGACAAAGTGCTATTGAATCTAATAAATTAGATTATGTAGGTACTTTGGAATGTGGGGTAAGAAAATTAGATTATCATGAAATAACAACAGATATTGGAAAATTACCATATCTAAACTTCTATATATTCTGGTTATATAATATCATTGACGTTGTTGTTCAAGTATGTATAGAAGCTCAGACTGATGATCTAAAATATGTATTCAATAATGTAATAGAAATGAATACCCCGTTCCAAAAAATATTTAGACAAACCAACTATCTTGGAACTAAAGCAGTAGAGTTTTATAAGCACCATGAAGGAGTAATCATAGGTAATAATATTAATAGGTTTGGAAAGAAACCTGATGAAAAATTCTCTGGTGCTTTTGTAGCTGATCCTACCAAGATCTCTGATAAGAATAAAGTAAGAATTAATGGTCAACCGATTTATAAATATAACAATGGGAATGACTTTGACTACAAACGTCTATATCCTTCCTTAATGCAAGAATTTAATATGGCAACTAATACTCAGGTAGGTAAGATTTTTATAGATAATCCTCCTTACAAAGATCCTGAATATCTTAAACTTAGTCCTGGAGGAACGTTTACAGAAAATCTTGCATCTTATAATTACATTGAGTTTTGTCATAGGTGGTTAGGAATGATGGATGTAGAAGAAATTCTACAAGAGATCCCTAAGATGAATTTATCTAGTGATAAGAAACAGGTTATAGATCTTATCAATCCTAATAAAATTATATCTATAGATATTCCTATGCCTAATTGGGTTAAAGATGAAGTAGATAAGATTAGAAAGGAATTGTTATAATGGGTATTTTTAAAGAATTTGTAATAGATGGTGAAAAATTAATGAAATGCTTAGTAGAAGCTAAGAATCTCAAATCTGAAATAATCCATATTCCTTCGAAGATGCTAAATAAATATAGGTATACAGATTATAAAAATACTTTTGGGTATAATATGCCTCAAATCTATGGAGAGAGTTTTAATTCAGTTTTCAATATAGGTGTATTTGAAAAATTATATGATGTAATATATCCTATTCCTGAAGATTTAAATGTAGAATATATCTCCTTCTTTAGTAAAAACTTAAATCCTTTCTTTAAAGATATTAAAGAAAATGGATTAAATACAGATAAGTTATCTATATTAATAGGATATGAACAAATTGGAGACATTGAAAAAGGTTACGTACATAGAATATCAACTGTTTACCAAAATATAAATGGAGAAAATATTATGGCAAGTTTAGGTTGTATAGGAGAACGGAATAAGATAAGCACTCCTATATTTGAGAATATCATAAATTATATCTCCAAATCAGAAAATGAAGATATCTCATACATGGATGTAACAAATAATGAAAGCTTTAGATCTATTATAGATGATCATAAAACATCTGATGGAGCATTTAGATTTGTTCCTACAGGAATGGACGGAAGATCATTACCTGAGTATATGAGTTATATTTCAAAATCTATCTTAGATATATCGAAGAATGATTCTGTATATCTTTGTGCCAATAAGATAGACTTCATATATTCTTTGTTTAATGGAGTAAATCTTATGAGGTTTATCATAGTAAAGAAAAGTAAGAAATGTAAGATAGACACAATATTCGTTACTAGACGAATGTAGGGGTGGGTTTATTGGTCACATCTGATGAAAGACAGATGAGAGATGTAATATTGTTGTATAGTAAGATGCAAGATCATATCATGTTTCTTGGTCCTAATGCAACAATGAATATGAATGTCTCTTTGTATATTCCTGTAAAAGCTGGTGAGGGGTATACAAAAAAATATTATTATAGAGAAGTGCAATATACAGATAATGAAGGATTTAAAAAAAGAAAAATAGTTAGAGGATTTGATTGTTTTCTAACTATAGAGAATCTTAGAAGAAACAAATCAGATTTTAGAGAGTCTGTTATGCTGAATGCTGGTCATTTAGAGATGCTTAGATTATCTCTATTACCAAAATTAGAAGATTTTGTATTGTATCCAGAAAATACTTATGAATCAAGAAAAGGAAAACTATATGCAAAAAAATCTGAAGGAGTAACCATAGATTTACCAGGAAATAAGTATATTATATTTAGTCCTGGGTTGCATAAGTATTATAATGAAGAAGTACAACCTTGTTTAGATCTATATCTAAATAATAAAAATAATATCATAAGTATGAGTTTCCAAAAGGTGTTGGAGTTTATGAATCTTATAAGGACTTTTCAGATTTATAATTATGCTTGTACTATGATTAATGCAATGCCTACTCCTATCCCTGGATATAATATGTATGATATGAGTATAAATCAGGAAGAACTTTCATTCTTTGATACAAGAAATAAAAACAAGAGAATGCAGTAATCTGCATTCTCTATATTTTTTTTTAGTTGATTGTAAGCATAACAGGTTGGTTCTTATTAGCAGCAGATACAAAGCTTTGATCAAAGATTTCTACTACTTGTTGTCTATCTCTTGCTTTTTCTTCAAGAGAAGATAATTTCAGATCAATATTTGCGTATACTGTTTCTAAATTATCATACATCTTTAATTGTTCATATAAGTAAGTAGCTACATCAGCTGTTGCTAATCTTTCAAATATTTCCATTTGAGTAGGAGGAATTGTTTTCAGATTATCTGCATGCTTTACAAATAATGAAATAGGTATCCGCTGGAACTTAGTAATAAAACTAGCAGAAATAGCTACATTTAATTTTATTTTATTAGGTGGGATCCATTCTACGTAAATACCATTCGCAAAAGCAGATATATGGTCAGCCATCTGAACAATATCTGCATATGTCCCAAAATCAACAGATGAAGACATCATATCATATGTATTTACCCCACCATAGGTCAAACCAGGAAAGTGGGCAGACCAGCTATGCCAATCTATATCCCCACATCCAATGATAGTCTGGCTTTCGCATATTGTTTCATCTATGAGCCAATAATCTCCTTTTTGGTTTTCAGGACCAAGTTCATAAGGAACTTTATTAGGAAAATAACGAGAGAATGTATCTAATGTTTCATTACAAATAACTTCTCTTGCCCATTTATCTTTAGAAAGATAATCTGGTAAATTCATTTGCATTGTTCCTAAACGTCGTTCTATCTTATTAAGGAGTTTAGTCATTTCATTTGCCATTGGCATATTATTCACTAATCCTTTCACATTAAAAAGTCTATTATACTAATGTGAAACAAAAAAAAACAAGGGCTTATTATAAGCCCTTGGGAACTTTGTACTCCCCGTTTTTAAACAGGGAGTCGTTCTTTTTCTGTAGTTTTTCTTGGAGGAGCTTCTGACGATATTCCTCCATATCTCTTTGATAAGCTTCCTCATCATAAGTGATGAGGTTAGGCTTATCATAGTACATGTCACTGTACTTACCAGTGACATGTTCTACTTCTTCTAATAAACTAGCGTGATAGTTGATCACGCTAATACCATAGAAGAAGCCTGACATAATTACGGTGAAGATCAAAATATCCTTTATTATTTTCATTATTTTATTTCTCTCCTTTTCTGGATACTTATTGTATCCAAAACAAATTTTTGTATTTTCACCATAATAATATACAGTTAAGTTTTCTTACTTTTACATTATTCAAACTCAGTAACATCCATCAAGCTAGGAACTTTGTTTTCTTTAATATTCCCCAACCCTTTATTAGGAACTATAGCACCAGGGATCTTATTAAGATCTATATAATTACTATAATTTACTTTAGGAGCTTTAGGAATTATATCTCCAGGGTTGGGCTCATTCTTTCCAATAAATGATTTTTTATTCATACTTTCATAATCCACCTTTCCAGGTTCTACGGAGTTCAATCCATCCCCGATTTCTTTTTCATCTAAAAGCACATCTTTATTATACAAACTTGCATAATAATCCACAGCATCTTTTATTCCTGTAATTAAGATACTTAGATTTTTCATTATCAATATAAACTTCTTTGTAGACTTATTATACAGACCAAATATATCAGGAGTTACAAAGAAGCCTTTACTTAATACCATCTTATCTTTAAAATCTAAAGATTCAGGATAAGATTTACTTAGCAAATCTACTACATAAAATAGATTTTTGAATAGGATATTTTTATCATCTTCAGAGTTTAAGGACAGAGACTGGATATTCTTTTTATCTACATATTTGAAAATAGTTTGTTTTATTTCTCCAGTAACCTCAACATCATTTAGATAATAATATTTCATTAAATCCCATTCTTTTTCATTTACTAAATCAAATCTAACCCTTTCTACTGCATCTCTAGGGTTAATAAATTCAATCTTATTTCTAGGAGTAGTTATATAAATTGTTTTATCTTTCTTTTCATCTCTAATGATTTCTGCTCCTGTAAAATAATACGCTCCTTTCTTATAATAATTTTCAGAAATAATCCTCTGATATCTTGTAAAAATTTCTATAAAATAATCAAACATAGATTCATCTGTTCTTAAAGCAGGAGATGCAAAAAGTTTATTTGCTTTCTTAGCTGCTTCTATTTCAGATCTACGAATAAGATCACTAATAAAATCAGGTTCTATAATACCTGCTGCAAACAAAGGAATAGGATCTTCAATGAATGCCATCTTAAAGAACTTAGTATAGTTTATAAAACTATTTTCAAAATAGTCATCATTGATAGCTAGATTATACATTCTACGAAATTCTATATTCGTAGATAACCATCTATCCACTTTATTCTTTACAACCTTTGTTCTAGAGATCTTTATATTATTCTCTAATGAAAAACATATAGTATCTTCATCGGGGAGAATATAGGAATGGATATAATCCAGTATATTACCAGACTCAGCCTTTCCTCTACCCCAAATATAGATCATATCTATTAAATCCATTAAACTAATCGGACCCATAATACATAGATTATGATAAGTTACAGGAAGATACTTCTCTCCGTCTATACTCTTATTTACCTTTTCAAAAGGAGTACGAAGATTTAACCAATTAAGGTTCTTATCAATCTTGTCATATCCAAGATTTCTAAATAAAGAAGCCATATATTGGAGCTGGGTTAAATGATCTCTAGTACAATCTCCTTGTTCCATTTGAAGCATTTTGTCATAAGAGGTAATTTTAATATCCTTTCCTCCTATATTCATTACATAATAATCCACCATATCATTCTCCTCCATTATAAAAAATTCTTAAGAATTAAATAAACTATCTTAGTCATGATAAGTATAATAACTCATCATATTTATAATATATAATTATGGAGGATTTTCCATAGTATCTTAAAGATACTATGGAATTTGTAAGGCAATGGTTTTATATTCTAAGGCAAAATAAGTGTGTTCAGTCATTCCATCTTTTACTTTTCTAAATACTAATCTAACCCCATAGTCTCTTAATAAGACTATAATCTCATTATTTAAAGTTTCATTATCTATCTTAATAAGAGAAAATGAATTTATTGCATTTATAACATCATTTTCATCTTCAGTCTCTTCAGCCTTCTTTATTTTAGAAAAAATAAGATCGGCTACTATTTTATCATCATCCATTTTTATACCTCATAAAAAATAACTCACCAGGATATAACTCCTGGTGAGTATTATATTAGAACTGAATAATATTTGTGTAAGTTATATTCTTGCTATCTAACTTACTAATACCAATTTCTTCTAAAGGGAAACTTCTTAAATTATCTTGGATAATACTGATATAATCAATAAAAGGAACTATCCAGTCAGGAATTTCTACATCTGAAGGAATAGCTATGGAAGATACTTCTCCTTTAAAATTTTCATCCTTTAGAAGCTCAACTAATCTTAAATAATGATTAGGATGAGATTCTGCTATTAGATCTGCATTCTTAGAAGTTATATTTGTTTTAATGATAAGAATAGAATTTCTTCCTTCCAGATCTATATTTTCTTCTTCCTTATCTTTAATTTCATTATATGCTACAGATGCTTTGATTCCTTGAATACTCATAGGTTTCTTATATGCATACATTGATTTTATTCTTGCAGGTTTATGAAAAGACTTATCCTTACTCTTAAGAGATTCATAAATCTCTTTTTCTAGAATAGCAAACTTCTTTATTATATCAACCTGATCAATAAATGAGTTTCTAAGAATATCAAATTCTAGAATCTTCTTCAGTCTATTAGATGTAGTTTCAGGTATACCTACTTTAGTCATAGGAAGTCCTTTTATATCAAGTTGTTTATTTTCGGGAACTATATTCCCTTCCTGAACTAATTGTAAATCTGCATAGTTCTTCTTCCCTTTTGTAAGAAGTAAGCATTTAAATAAGAATTCATTCTTCATGATAAGAAGACAATCTCTATTATCTGCTTTTGTATTATAGTTTTCACTAAATAAGACCATATAATCTAAGATCAATTGGCTTACTATATAAGACATGATATCTACAATACTATATCTAAGAGAATCTTCTTCAATTACAACTAAAGGATATTTCTTTCTCTTAGCTTCAACCAATTTATCATTATAAAAATCATAATCATATTTAGGTTGATTTTCTTGATATTGCTTGATTAACTTATCTCCCTCTTCTTCTAATTGAGCTGAGGTGTATTTTACTTTCATCGGAATTCCGATTGTATATTTTAATACAAACCGATACCATTCATCAAGAGATATAATGCAAGAATCTGTATCAGTTATAAGAACTACATCTCGTTGCATATCATAAACTCTAGGAAGTTTATCTATATACATATGACGATAATATACATACTCAAACATGATATCTTTTAATAAAACCAATTCCTCTTCAGATTCTTTTGGAATCTTGTTAGGATCTAAGAAAGGTTTCTCTAACTTAACTAAAATTGTTAAGATAAGATTGATTATCTTTTTATTTTCACAGAATCTGTATAAATTGTTCTTATAATATAAAACATTGATACATCTTTGATCTAAATTACAAATTGTCTTCCAGATAGCATCTCTTGCTTCATCTGAAGGGATCCATCCATCTCCACCACAATTCTTTATTATTCTTAAGAAACATTCTTCGATTGTTATATTTCTATCAAGTATATCCCAATCTTTAAATCTATAGAATTTAGGATTTTTTTGATCTTCTACTATATTTTCTATAAACTGTAATGTTTCTGTAAGTGATGAAAATCTAACATTGTTTCCAAGAAAAGATTCAAACATGGTAATGGATGCGGATATGCAACCACGTCCTTGTCCAGTTACTGCTGTACAAAGATATAGATTATAAAATATACTACTATACTGACCGGCACACCCATATAATGCATTACAAGATACTTTATAATTAGTTTGTTTTAAATTCCACGCATTAAACTCTTCAGATCCTTTGGGGTGTTTCTTCATTTCTTTTTTTGCTTCATCTCGTTTATCAACAAGATATTGTATTAGATTATAAAAAGGATTTTTTACTGTACCATGTTTACAAAATAAAACCCCTTCTGTAGTCATAATAGCTTTATCATTTATAAGATCATTTGCCAATGATAAATAATCTGTAATGATTTCTCTCTTAGTATAATTATTATTTACTCTGAGCTTATTTTCCTTATAAGACTTTTCTACAGAAATATCTATAGCCTGTATCAATTCCATTCTTGATAGATTAGGCATTATTCTTTCTAGAATATGAAGCATAGATTCTTTATATTTACTTATTAAGATTCCTTTAGGTATTGCTTTCTCTTCCATTATATTTCTCCTTTATAATAGATTATTTCATAGTTTTAGACTCTATTCATTTTAATAATATATAACGAATAAAGAATTTGCTGTTAAAACATAATAATAAACTCCTTGTATTAGTTATATAAGGCTAATATAGCGGAGAGAATTCTCTCAAATAAAAGTATTTAAATCCTAGGAGGTACTTAAAGATGTTTTTCAAAAAAGATGATTCTTTCTTAGATGAAAGTTTTGATCAAGAAATTGATGGTTCTGGCATTATTGATCAGGACGCATTGATGGAAAATATGTTGGTTGATGAAATGAACCGCATGTCTGACGCTGAATTCGAAGCTTATACAGAATCTTCTGAATTCAACAACTTAGTAGAAGCTGGCGTATTGGGTCGTCGTTCTTTGGTTAAGATGAACCGTAAGGATGACCTTCGTCGTCGTATTCATTTGGCTTCTATTCAGATGGCCCGTGAACAGGGTGATGCTGACTGGGAAGCACTTCGTAAGAACCGTATTAACGAACGTCGTTTGCTTAAGAAGATTTATACAAAGTATCAGAACCGTGTTCGTCGCAACGCTATGCAAAGTCAGAAGCGTTTGATTAAACTTACACCGGATGCATTTAACTTCAACAAGATTAATCGATAATAATTTATTAGGCTATGGATTAAGTTCCATAGCCTATATATTTTCTTAAATATAATTTAAAATACATACTATAATTTTGGAGTAAGAAATTACAATTCTATTCACAATATATTACATGGGGTTTAGCAAATGAGGAGGATTTTGATCGATGGAACAAAGTAATCTTACCAATTTCCAAAATTATTACATGTATGATGAGCTTATTAAAAATAAGAAATTAGAAGTAGATGTAACAACTATCGATAGTAGTAATTGGGAGTTTCATTATAAGGGTATTTTAAATATCCTTAGAGATGGAATAGAAACACCTGAAGTTCAAAATTTATATATTACAGTTTATTTTAATGGAAACAAAAATGAATCTGTAGATCTTATGATCACAGATTATTATTTGAATCTGATAATGTGGTTTCCTATTATCTTTATAAATAAGAAAATTCAACCTCAACATTTATTCTTTGAAGAGCATACAACAGGAGATACAATTAAAGCTTTTATAGATAAATACATTGTAGAACCTAATAAGATTGAAATAGAAAATAGAATCTTAAACAATGCAATTGCTGATACATTATTCCACTTCTCTGATGTGGATGATTTCTCTCTCTTCTTAGCCAATACTCTTAACTTAGAAGATGATATAGATATCATGCAACATAGTAAAGCATATTATGATTTACTTCATGCAGATTTGAGTGGAGTTCCTATTGGAGAAGTAAAAGATAGAGGTATGGAATTAGTTCATGATGCTATAGATAATTACATTATGAAATCTAAAGAAATAGTTGGGTATGATCATTGTCTCAAATATGCCTTCGGTGCAAAAGAAGGTATTAATATTAGACAATATAAAGAAAACAATATCAATATAGGTACAAAGCCTGATGGTCAAGGTTCTATATACCATGATATCATTAATAAATCATATATCAATGGTGGTTTGAATACATTGGTAGCACAATACATTGATAATGGTGCATCTCGTGTAGCACAGATCATTTCTAAAAAGAATGTAGGAGATTCTGGTGCTTTTGCCAGAATTCTTGGTTTGAATAATATGGATACATTCTTAAATAGTGATCCTCATTTTGATTGTGGTACTAATAATTTTATACATCTTCTTATTAAAGATGCTAAACATTTGAAGCTTCTTGAAGGAAGATATTATCGTTTTGAACGATATGGAGCGGAATACAAAATCAACACATCGGATTCGACCCTCATTGGCAAGAGGGTATTTTTAAGAAGTCCTATCACATGTAAATCAAATGCAGATGGACATGGTATTTGCTATAAGTGTTATGGTGATTTAGCTTATACCAATAGAGATATTTCTATTGGTCGTATTGCTACGGAACATGTAACTTCTCAATATACTCAAAAGAGATTATCTGCTAAGCATTTATTAGAAACAGTTATCGAAGTAGTAAATTGGAATTCTAATTTCCATACTTTCTTGGAAATAGAAAATGTAAATACTATTGTATTTAAAGAGTCTTTGTTTGAAAATAAGAATATGAATGGGTGGAAGTTCAAGATTGATTATCAGGATCTCCAAGTAGAAGGAGATGATGAATTCTTTGAACACAATAAATTCAGTAATGATTCTCATGCTACTGAAGATAGTGGTCCATTCATGGAACAATTTATCACCAAATTCTATATAGTATCACCTAAGAAAGAAGAGTTCATAATTACAGCTGTAGATGATGATGGAAATCCTATAGAAAACAAGATGTATCTTTCTAATGCATTATCTTCTTTCATCTATAATAAGATATCTGAAAATGAATTAACCTTTGATACAGAAAATACAGATATTGTGATTCCTTTAAATGAATTACAAGATATAGAACTGTTCTTACTCAAGATTCAAAACAATGACTTAGGAAAATCTTTAGATATCTTTACGGATATCATTAATAAGAAGAATGTAACCAAATCATTTGATAAAGATACTATTGTAGAATCCCTTCAAGATGCAGCTTTAAAAGGCGGAGTTAAATGTCAATCTATCCATCTTGAAACTATTTTATCTTCACAAATTTGTTCGGAAGAAGATAAACTCAAGAAACCTGATTGGTCTAATCCTGATGCTAAATATGAAATACTTACTTTGAATGAAGCCTTGACTAATAATAAATCTATTATTGTAACTCTTGATTATCAGAAACTTGGAAGAGCTTTATTCCAACCTATAAACCATACTAAGACAGAACCTAGTATATTGGATCCGTTCTTTATGGCTAAACCTAAGAAGTTCTTAACTGCAGATCATGAAATATGGTCTGAAGTAAATAAATCTACAATGTTTCCTGGAGAATGCCCCATTATCTTTACTAAAGACAAATCTGATAAAATACCTAGAGATATTAGAAGGCATTTTGCATTCAGAGATAGACCCAAAACTGAAATTGATGATTAGTTAAAAGAATCCCCCAATAGCATTTCTGCTATTGGGGGAGTTATTTGTAAGAAAAACAAAATGAAAAGAAAGTATAACAAAACAAACATTATCAACATACAGGAGCGTATAAGTGTTACATACAGGAGATCAATATAGTTTAGCAAAAGGAGAGATAACAAATAACTCAATATTATGTTAACCTGTTCAAAACCTATATAGATTATATACTATAAATATGAATAGATCTTTAGTATCTAGCGTATATTTATTTAACTTTATTTTATTTTTCTATTTTTTACTTTAGGAGGAGATATTATGTTATATTTCGAAACAACGTCGACTACTGCAGATGGAAATAAAGAATATAAAGGATTCTTTATTTCATTTGTAGACAAGATCGAAGTCTACAAACATCTTGATCTCAAATATGATGATAAAGATATTTGGGAAATTTTCTTATCTGGTAGAGACAATAATAATCAGACAAGCTCTATCACATTCTATTGCTATCCTTTTTATGTCAAACCTGAAGAAGATAAAAAGGTTCCTGCTTATGATAGTCTAAATAAGATTATTAAGAAATTAGCAGAAGATAATAATATCTTTAGACTCACTGTCATCGAATCGGATTATATGAATTACATTGAAGGTTTTGAACAAGAATCTTTAACCAAGTGCTTAGAAACCACTCCTGATGAATTCAAAGGAACTATAGTAGAAGGAGATGCTTCAAATGAAATGTATTTAGAATTTATGGATTTTATTTTAGATTTTATTGAAATTAGTAGGGATGATATAGTTTGGGGAGATATAGGTGAATTTGAACTCGACTATTCTGAAAATGGATTTGATTAAACTTTATTTTGTAGAATTGTGGGAGGAGATTAACTATGTTAAATTTTACGATGTTAGATATTAATTTTGGTAATAGTGGAGAAGTATCTAGAAATAGTGTGGAAACGATATTTACTTCATATAGTTTTAAAGAGTTTGGCAATATAATTATCACTGATTTAGATGATAATATGGTGTATGATGGTAATAAGTTATGTGCCATCGAATTTAGTAGATATGGAAATAATTACTATGAAGAATTCTGCATAATTTCCTATCGCATAATAAATAAATCTAAACTAACTCTTACTTTGAAAAAGCTTATAGAAGATAGCAGCTATTTCAAAACTAATTTGATACTTGGATACAAATTCAAAGATCATCTTTACTCTTCAAGTATTGATAGCAAAGATGTATCTAAGGGTATATCTGATTTCATCACAAAGAATAATTTCAAAGGTGATAAAATTTTAGACTTTGAAAACAATGTAGAAAAATTAAGAGAAAACTATGTTGCTAGTAAAAAGACTAATGCGGCTCTTGAATATGAAATTTATCGTCTTTAAAAGTTTATTAGAGAAGGGATTAGTTCCCTTCTCTTTTTTTTTGTAATTTTAAGATAGGTATATACAATAATTATGAAACGTAAAACGATATAGTAATTCTTATAAAGGAGATTCTATAATGCAAAATAAAGAAGTTACTAGCAAAATAGAAATGAGACATACTGCTACTATCATTCATAATTATGATATTGGAGATAATGAATTTATAGAAAGAAAGTTCTCTATTTATAATAAAACCTGCCATAGATTAGAACCTAAAGGAATGTATTATGATCAAGAAAATAAAGATCTATATCTTCCTGCAGGATTAGAACAGTATTTTATAGATAGATCATTTGGTGATGATATTTATAGAAAAGTATATCCTGATGCATATGATAAGATTCCTAAAGTGAGATTAAAGTATCTTCCTAGAGATGAAAAGCAGAAAGAAGCAATCAGATTCTGTTTAGGAATGGATCCTTATAGAAGGAATCTTAACAAACCTCAATTACAATTAAACCTAAATACTGGTGTTGGTAAAACATATGTAGCAGTAACAACCTTTGCTTATCTATCTATCAAAACAATGATGATTACCTCTTCATTAGATTGGATTGATCAATGGAGAGAAAAGATAAAAGAATATACTGATTTAAAAGATGATGAAATCTATACTATTGCAGGAATGGGAACTATAGCTAAGCTTATCAATGGAATGAAAGATATTTCTAAAATCAAATTCTTTCTGTGTTCTCATAGCACATTAAAGTCATTTGCTAAAAAGCATGGATGGAATATGGTAGGTGCTTTATTTAGAAGATTAAAGATTGGCGTTAAGATATATGATGAAGCACATTTGTGGTTTGATAATATTTGTATGATAGATTTCTTCACAGATACTTATAAAACATTCTATCTTACAGCAACTCCTATACAATCTGATTATTTCGATAATAGGATATATCAAGCTGCATTTAAAACAGTTCCCTCTATAGACTTATTTGATGAGGATAAAGATCCTCATACAAAATATATTTCTATATTATTTAATTCCCATCCAAGACCTCAAGATATACAAGAATGTGCTAATGTGTATGGTTTTGATAGAATAAAGTATACTGATTATTTAACTACAAAAGAAAATTATTATAAGATACTAAAGATTTTATTAGTAATGATAGAACAAACTGTATCTCCTCAAGGAAAAGTTCTTATCTATATAGGAACCAATGCTGCTATACTAAAAACATTCTATTGGATTAGATATAATTATCCTAATCTTCCTGTAGGATTGTTTTCTTCTTTAGTACCTAAAGATGTAAAACAAAGAGAATTGGAAAATAAAATCATACTTACAACTACAAAGTCTGCTGGTGCTGCCTTAGATATAAAAGGATTAGAAATGACTATTGTTCTTAATGAACCTTTCAAATCTAAAGTTCTTACTAAACAAACTTTTGGTAGAACCAGATCAGATAATACAAGATATATAGACGTTGTTGATGTAGGGTTTAGTACTTTAAAATATTATTATACTACAAAGAAACATTTGTTCAAAAAAATAGCTACTGATTGTTCAGAGATCCAATTATCTGATTATGAGATAAATCAGAAGTTGCATGAAATTTTTATAAACGAACAAAAGCAGTTAGAATCTTTCCAAACAAATAAAAACTTAAAACAAGTTATAGAAATTACAAAGACTATAGGGAAGAGCCATTAAGCTCTTCCCTACAACCTCTGTGTTAGCATTAAAAGATTCGTATTACGGGTTGACCCTTAAAAATTGATATCGAAATAAAGATATACTTATCGAAGAGCTATATCCCAGGTATAATATATTCGATGTTTGAAGAATACCTCCCCAACGTTCATCATGCTAAACCTATCTAATTCTAGTTTGGAAGTTCTCGATAACTAATAAGTTATCTGCAGGACCTAAATATTTAGATTCAGTTTAGTATTTCGTTATCGCAATATGAATATGACAAACAGAGTGTCTGCTTTATATAAGTATTACAAATTGACGGATGAAATGGTGCGTTACAATTTTTATAGATGTACTACTTCTTATAATTTTTTTACAAAAATTCGTTTAGGCAAACACTCTATTTATCATTATTAATTAGTTAAGTGGATTTGTTAAATTAATATTGTTGACCTCCAGGTCCTCCCATGTCTCCACCCATTTCTTCTGCACCTTTTACTTGATCAGAAGCTGATTGTACTTTAGCTTTATCAGCCATTTCATTTATTTTATCCATCGGTAAGAAGGAATTGAAATAGTATTCCATAAGCATAGCTGAGAATGACATCTTAGCTGTTTCATCTTGAGATGAACCAAATTTCATTTGGGTGATGCTATTGATTAATTCTTGAGACATAGAAAGAATTTGAGAAGTATTTGTAAAGTTAAGCATAATAGGAAGCGGAAGCTCTACAGATACATTTACTTTTGTATCATATTCATATTGATACAATTTTGTATAAATTTCAGATAGAATCGGTTCAAACAACTTCTGTCTTCTATATACTTTGATTAAGAATCTAGCATTACTCATAGTAAGATGAGTAGCTGTTGATTCTTGATATCTACTGTTTACCATTTCCAAAGAAACGCCAGTTTGATTTACTGCCATTTCTTCCAGCATGTTCATAAACTCTGTTTTTACTTCTACGTTTTGACCAGGCATAATTTCAAAACTAACAGGAGATTCACCATTAGCATTTTGAGGAATTACCAAGTCATTAAATCTACCAGTTACATTTAAGATATTATTCATATTTTCAATCTGTCTAAGATTGAAATTAGAACGTTTTATCTGATTAATTACATTAAGCAATACAGATGTGATATTTGTATCTACTGTTTGCTTTACATGGTATAATCTCTTATCATATCCTCTAGTAAGAAGAGCGATAGTATTTGAGATATATAAGCAAGTAAATAACTTAGCAGGGAAGATAGATTTAGCTAAATCAGATACACCTCTATGACTCTTATCATTTAATTCAAAATAAGAATGAATAATATCCGAAGGAGGAATAAAGGTAATTCTCATTTTAGCAGTACTACCATTTCCATTATCTGCATTATATTTAAGAATAGCATAGATTTCTTTAGATAGATCTTGATTAGCATTAATAAAGTTTTTATCTATTCTTTGCGAAATCTTTTTTGCAATCTTTAAAAGAACTTCATTAGTTTGAGCACTGTTATTCATAGCAGTGCTTGTATTTTCTCTAGCAGTTCTTCTAGGACGTAACCCACCTAATGTTGAAGTGAAGGTCATACCATTAGCTTCATCACCAGAACCATCTGGGCTATTTACTTCAAGATAGTAATATCCAAGACATGTATTCTTATTAATATATACAGGAGTAACTTTATCATGTTCAAGAATTTCTAATACTGCACCAGGTAGTTCTAATTCGGATTCTTTTTTAGATCCTCGTTTTTCATTAATATCTTTTAACCCATCATTTGCTAAACTTGTAGGAACTTCTAAAGTTCCATTTTTTACTGCTTTTTTTAATCTATCATTTGCATTTTTAGAATATAAAGAGTTAGAAAGGTAGGTTGTTTTATTATAACCGAGTCCAGATTCAACCGAGGCCTCCCCAAATAGAGTAGCAGTTTCTCTTATAATGCGTCTAGCATTATTTTCGTGTGCAAGGATACTTGGAATGACTCCAGTTTTGTTAATTTCTATATCTATACCTTTATATGCTATTCCTTTATCTTCATAACCAGATAAAGCAGAATTAGGAATATTTGTGTCTTCATTTAAATCATAGACTTGTTGTAAACGTTTACTTTGCAAATCAGATTCATCTTTATATTCAGTATATTTAAACCGAAGAGTCTCATTGATTTGTTCAAATCTTGTATTCATCTCTTCTTCAGTACAAATAGATGCTTCTGATAATAAATTAGATGAAGGTGTCTTTTTCAACAATCTATCTAATGCTAATTTATAAGGAACAATATATACAAACTGTTCTCCATATTTAGCAGTGTCTGAATATAACTTTTCTCTAAATTGATCTAATCTATATTTCTTCTGGAACAGATTTAAATCAGATCCATCAGCTTCAGATTTTCCATTATTAGATCCATCTGAGCTTAAACGTTCAATAGAAATACGAACCGCATCATCATTAAAATGATCAGCAGATAAGATATTATCTTTCTTAATATCTAATGCTTCATCGAGTTTAGGCATATACTTGCAGATAGTATCTATTTCTCTATCTAAATCTCGTACTACAGTATTCTGAGAATAGATATCCATGATATCTGTAAGCATTGTTTCATCTTCTAATACATTACGTATTTCGTTTATTTGATCTGTATCATTTTGGAATAATGTCTTAGCATAAAGCTCAGACATATCTAATCCACCATTGCTGGATTTAGCTTTATCAATAAGAGTTTCTAAATCATTATCCATCTTTCTCTTGATGGAATCAATGTATTTAGTATTATCATTATTGGTGAAGTATGTATTCTTATAAAGATCATCTATGCTTTTCTGCACATCATCGATAATTTTTTTATTTAAATTAGTATTTAAAATAGGCATATCGTCTGATTTCGGAGTCTTGTTTTTATCGTCAGCCAACTAAATTCCCTCCTAAAATACGTCATTTTAAGACAATTACCTTAATGTATCCAGTATACTAAATAATCAACAATAAAAATCTCTATACTGGAATTAACCAGTATAGAGATATTATTTTTACATAGTTGCTTTAAGATTAACAATAGAATCATATGTCGGAGAATCTGCAACAGTTGCATCAGACGATCCAGCATATACTTCAGCAGATGCTTCAGGATGAATAGATTTGTTAAGGATATTGTATCCGAATTCCATTTCATCAAAGCATGTATGCTTGTTAATAAAGTCAAGGAATTCTGTAGCACGTTGGTTAACGATACGTCCAGGAATCGGGAAACCATTGAACTGCAACGGAATTTCAGCAAACTGAATTTCCCCACGCATAACGTTATAAAGGTTAGATGTATTAGCAAGGTTAGGTTGGCAAGATGCCAAGATATATGCTTTTTCTACATTCAAACCAGAGTTATCAGTTACGATCAATAAGAAATGGAAGATTTCAGATTGATAGCCTTTGATAAGACCGGAGTTGTCTTTACCAGTATATTCAGGATACTTTAAAAGACCATTATAACGTTTGATCTGAGTACGAGGGTCTTTAACACCACGGAGATACAATTCATTTACTTTGGTAATCAACGAACCAGAACGTTCGAAATAGTTCATCGTAAAGGAAGTACCACCCTGTTCAGTTGTACGAGTAATGATATTAAGATCAGTAATACCATTAGTCAACTGGTTTGTTTCTGCACTAATATCTTCAATACCCTGTGCACCACGGAATTCATATTCAAGAATATGACGGTAGTTACGAATAAGAGTATCATACTGTTCATTACGACTTCTCAATGCTGTCAAGAATTTAGGGATATCGAGACAAATCAAGAACGAATAACCTGTTTCATACAGGTCAAACTGAGCCAGGTTTGTAAAGTCAGTAACCCCACGCATGAGTGTATATTTGGTTACATCACGAGGATTGAGGGTACTGTCAAAAATATTACTTACGGATTCTTTAGCCATAGTATTTTACACCCTCCTATTAAGAATTCAAGGCAATAATCTTGAAGATTTCTGTTTGAACGAAATTACGGAAGCGTACAAACAAGCTAGCGTAAATAATCTTATTAGAATTATAAAGCGAGCTGGATACGTACTGAATTTCGAACGACTGGAACAGATTGGAGTAACGGTTAACGATCAAGTCATTAACGTCACGTTTATACTTCGTAAGGTCATCGCCATCAAGGAAGCTATAACGGATTTTAGGACAAAGTTCACGAATAGCTTTAATAACCTGCTGAACAGCCAATACGTTGTTAACCCAGCTAAGCTGTGTATAAGCTGTCTGAGAAGTATATTCCGAGTTCATCGTCAAGATATTACCATTGTAGAAGGAAAGGTAGTTGATACGAAGATCATCCAATTCCTTAAACTGATCTACATGAGGAGTATGCTTAGGCGAGAAGTTCAAAGTACCTTGAACAAATGATTCCATCGGAACGATGATATCATATTTCTGACCGCAGAAAGGACGGTTACGTCCATTGATGAAGTGTTTTACAAACAAACGGCACAGGTCATAAGTTACTGTAACCGGAATCTGTTTACGTGTATAAGGTTCATAAATTTCATAAGAGTTCATATATGTTGCACAATAACGACTCTTAGCATTTTCCTGATTCTTAATACGTAATTCTTCAATGGAGCTAATACCTACACCCATATCACGGAAGTATACTAAGTCTTCACGGAACGCAGCCAAACGTTCAATAGCACGTTTAACTTGTTTAGGGTAGTTAGCATCAAAGATACAGTCAATACGGTTGTTATCTAAGTCATAGATATCATCCGAAAAAGATCCATCAAATGCTTTAACCATTTCAGCTTCGTATTCAGCAGATTTAACAGGAGCATCACCAAAAGCACCATTAGAACCGTTCTGGAGTTTAATACCCATAAGGCTGGAGAGGTTTACGCCATCAGACATATCTACTGCCAAATTAGCATAATCCCGACCATTCAAATCTGTACCAAACAATACGTCAGCATTCTTGAAGGATTCTGTATCATCAATGAGATAACCAACGTTATTTACAAATGCTTCAAATTCATCATCAAAGAAGATAGCACGAACCTGTTTCGAACGCATAGCAATAGCATTGTCCAAAGACATGTTCTTATCTTTTTCAACGATATTCGGATTCATTGTAAAGGATACTGTTTCAATAGTATTACCATTTTCAATGATATCGATAAAATAACGAACGTAATCCAACGGATGAGAAGCAGTAGCATCTGTATAAATACGGAAAGATTTGTTGGAGCTACCACGACCCATATCAGCGATTAAGAATAATACATATTCATCATCTTCACCGATTTCATTCTTATGGCCGAAGTCACCCTTAAGAATCTTACCAAATTTCTTAACATCATTACCATCAGATGCAACAGATTTCAAACGATATGTAATCTTAACAAAGTTTTCTAATACCGGAGTATTAGCAATACCATTTGTATTAGCATCTGTAGTAAGACGATTTGTTGTCGGATTCGTATACAACGGAAGACCGTTGTCATTCGTCTTTTGTTTCTTTTCATTCTTTACTTCTGCTACAACACCAATGTTAGCAAGAGTAGAATCGGTAGCTACAATACGTTTGAATGTAACATAACCACCAGCATCGATAAAGTTTGCAGCTTGAATCAAAGCTTGGCCATGACGAGTATAGGAAGGAGTTCTTCCATAATAATCGTAAAAATCACTACCAAACAATTTATGCTTCCATTCTTCAGGTCCTTTATCAGCAGAACTTACAACCATGGCTATCGGGCGATCAGTACTATCTTTTACAGTATCACTATATTGCAAAATTTCAGACTGGTCGTCAATGATAGTGGTTACACCAGGAGCTGGCATATTTAGTTCCTCCTTTTTTACAGAAAGTTATTAATTTTTCGAAAAACTAATAATTTGAAATGGTTTAATTAAAAATTATTATTAGTGATTCTATATATATAGAATCCAAGAACAACATTTCTTTTTTAAAGAAAAGGATCCCAGATTTTAATATAATGTTATTGAAGCTGGTTTATTGGCTATTCTTCTCCAACCAAAATTTGCTCCAACGGGGTATCTTTAGGATTATCATTCATCATTGCATGAAGTATAGATTCATCAAAGTTTTCAGAGATTAATGCAGTATAAGGAGAAATAATCTTAGATACATTCTTTAAAGACATCGACTTATATGCATGCATATCATTTGTTTTTGATAATCTAAAAGGGATCGATTCATCATCTTTAGATCTACAAACTTCAGATACAGCCAATCCAAACATTTGGTTATTAATGCCATAAGAAAATCCATTGATAGTCATATTATCAATAATGAAATCCTGTATTTCATCATAAGGAATTGTATTAATAATATAACCAAGGATGAAACAGAGATTTAGCATCTTTTCACAATTACCAACAAACTTAACTAGTTTTGTAGATACTATAATCTGATCTCCTTCTCTATATTTAAACAATCTATAATCTTCTTTAATAGAATTCTTGGTTAATTGAAGTTGCTTAACCTTTTCAATAGCATAAGGTCTAGTAGCAAACATACTAGGGAATTTAAATAACTTTAATCCATCATTCATTTTGCCATCTATACTCTGAATCGTATAGTTAAACATTCCCATTATATTTATAAGGTCCCCTTCTTGTTCAGCAAGGTTTCTATCAAAATACTTTTCAGGAACATAAGCTATCATTTCTCTATCCTTAGCAGAGAAGATAATAGAATCTCCTTCTTTTTTACAAAAATACGGCATAGGTTCTGCCATTATTCTTCACCCTCTTTATTCAAAGATTCAAGAAGATACAATCTATATTCATCATTATTTAATGCATTCTCATCAGAAGAGTTTTTATCATTTCTATCGATAAGCATAAAGTTCAACTTAGATCTCTTATTAATATTGGCACCATGTTCTATTAATAATTTGGCTACTTTATAATTACCATGTTTGATAGCACTTGATAAAGCCATATTATCATATGAATCTCCAGATACACCATTATTTAAAAAGAATTCTACAAATTCTGAATTATCATTCTTTGCTGCTTCATTTAATAAGAATCCTTTTACATCTTCACTCTTAAATAATTCATCTATCTTATCATTATCTTCTATAAATTTTACAACAGCTTTAAAAGTATCTATATTATTATCATATATTGTGTTCATGATAATCCGTTCTAATACATTATCATATTTTATTCTTACTGCATTATCATAAACTATCTTTAATAGTTTATCAAATAAAAAGATATCTTCACTATCATGAAATGCAGCTAAGATATTGTAAGAAAGTTTATCTTTTTTGAAGAATGTAATATAATGGATTACAGAACTCATTCTATCTTTTAATAATTTTTCCCAGAAAAAAGTATTATTAAAATACTCCATAAACTTTTGTTTAGGAGGTTGAACTGAATCATTGGGATCTTTTGAAGCATCATAATGGTATAATTTATAATTGATACCTTTGGATAATAAGAAAGAAAAAAGCTGGTTATCATTAATAAACGTTTGCATGTATCATACCTCTCCCTTAAAATAATTACTATACACAACTCTCATTATAAATAAGTCATCCTAAGGAGTTTTAACCCCTTAGGATGAGATTATATTATTCGTGAGTTACTCCAGCTTTTTCTTCCCAATTTTCACTCATATTAGTACCAAAACTATTGAAATGCTTATCAGCATATAAAATAAGGCCATTCTTAAATAATACATTATCATCAAGGCAACCAGGGCATTGATTTTCATGACCTTCTACAGGAACATCAAACTGTCTAATAACTTTAGGTTTATTTGTATTTCCTCTACCAACATTTCTACCAATAGGAGTTACATCAGATCTACCTGCTATGATAGTACCGTCTTTAGTATCTCCACCGGTTGTTGTACCATTTGTATAAACACCACCTTAGATAACGGCATTTACAATAGTACGACCAACTTTTGTACCACCAATAATAGTACCTCCAACAAGAGTACCACCTGTTGTAGTAATCTTTCCTGTCGTAGTCCCATCTTCAATAGTATAAGATTTACCATCAATACATCCAGTAGCTGTACCACCAGTAGCAGTTCCGCCTACAGCTGTACCACCAACTGTAATATCCCCAACTGTAATACCACCAGTTGTAATCATTCCATCTCCAGTAACAGTAGCTCCATATACAACAGAGTCTTTTAATACAGGATTGATGATAGTACCTTTTTCTGTTCTACCACCCTTAATGATGGTATTAATAGCAATTACATTAGTAATTGTACCAGTTATACTAGCATCAGATACAATACCAGTCTTTTCATCTGTTTTACCATCAACAGATCCAGCTCTAAGATTAGCATTAAGAATTTTACCTTCAATAATAGCACCATTAATAGTGTCACCATTAATGACGGTAAGTTCCATACCAATATTATTCTTACCTTGAGCAAGACCATCTAAAGTATGACCAGTAACTTCACCAGAAACAATAGTACCTTCTAAGATATTACCATTCTTATCAGCAATAGCATTTTTAATAACAACGTTCTTAATAACTTCTGCAGTGGTTGTACCATATCTATGCATACTATTTTCAATAGTAGGATCTTGGTCTACATAAACAGAATATTCACTAACCCCACGAATCTGATCTGTTTTAAATACAGCTGTCTTTGTTACATAATTAGCAGAACAATCCACTTTCAATTTAAATAAAACATTGTTGTTGCAATCATACGTTTTATAAATATCAGATAATCTACCAGATACTCGTAAGAGTTTTCCATCTTCAATATAATCGAAAATATACATTTTACCAGCTTCTAAGTCAATAGAAGTATTCTTTTCAGGATCTGTATATTGTACGGTAATAGTGATAATAGTTTTTTGAGAAACTTTAACTCCTGTAACCATAGAATTTGAACAGCAGTTGCAGGAAAGATTTAAAGGTCCATTAGGTCTATATAATCCACTCATTAAACCAGGAGTTATATTAGAATTTTTAGTACTTGTATAATCAGAATAACAGCGGCCACCAACAACT